AACCAGTATCTAGGGGAGTTGCTTTAGTCGATTTTCCGACTATAACGCTCTCATTTATAGTCGATTTTCCGACTAAACCAGTATCTAGGGGAGTTACTTTAGTCGATTTTCCGACTATAACGCTCTCATTTATAGTCGATTTTCCGACTAAACCCGTCTGACGGCTCATCCATTGGGAATAGGATGGGACAGACTCAACTCCGTTGAGCAGTGAAGTACAAAAGTCTTTATATAGTCCGTAGCTAACACTTAATCGCCGTTTAGACAGATCTTTGCTGGCAGAAACAACATCTATCTGCTCTAAATAATGCAGTCGGTTTATAATCTCATCCCGCTTATACGTTCCCACCAGTCCCTTAACAAAGTCCGCGATCGCAATCTTGCCAAGGTCAATCAGGGCGGCATCAGGGGGGTGTCCTTTCAGGATGCTTCCCTGAGCGCGATATTCTAGGTAACTCAAAATTAAGCCCGAACAAGTATCGTTAAATAGCGCGACGTACTCAGGACGGATTGCAAGAAAATAACCCGAGGTATGTGGTAAAATATTCATATTGTCACTCCGTTGACAAAAAGAATTACATAAACAAGTGTACCACCGCCCCTAGTTGGATGGTGGTAATTTTTCTATCGTAGCGGAAAAAGGTTAGGCGATCGCAGAATGGGAGCGCGATCGCCGCTAGGGGCTAGGCTTCCGCCGCTACGCCGAACAAGTCTAACTGATTAGATTTAACGCTTTCTGCTAAAGAAAGGTTCTTAATAGCAGTGTTAAAATAGCTTTCTTTAAGCTCGATTCCGATGTATTTTCGGTTTAATTCTAGTGCTTTATATCCCGTTGAACCGATGCCATTAAAAGGATCTAAAACCGTTTCACCCGGATTAGTGTAAAGTTTCACCAGTCGCTCGATTACCCCTAACTGGAGGGGGCATAAGTGCCGCTCATCGTCATTATCCCGAGCCGAACGAACGTTGAGGACATCGGTTTCTCGTATCCCTGTCCTTGTGATGGCATTGTAGCGATGCCAGACAGGATCAGCCCATTCGATCCATTCCTCTTCAGTGATCCACCCGCCAGTAGGATTGTACTTTTTGCTCATCCCCGCCTGAATCGGCTTAGGGTTGTCGCCTAATTTGCGGAAGTAGAGCACATAGTCAGCTAGTGCCATCCGCATTACAGAGGAATCGGTGGCAAGAGACTTAAACAGCAGCCCACGTTCTTTGTTTCTGGTAGCCTGTATTTGAGGATTCTTGCTGATGCAAACCTCCCCAGCATAAGGGAAGTTTAGGCTATCAAAAGCCTCGATTACTTTCCCCCGATAATCCTTCACCCCGATGTAGTTATCCCGTCCCTTGGTAGCCAGCAGTTGGCACAAATGGACGCAGCACATCCGCCCAGGCAAAAGGACTCGGTTTAGTTCAGGGATGAGATATTTAAAGTGTTCAATCATCCTTTCTATGCTCTCAACGTTGCCCATATCTGCCTCTAAATCGGTGTAGGCGTACATGGTCGGGAACGGAGGCGAGAAGATAATACAGTCTACTGACTCACTCTTTAGGTTATCGATTTCCTCTACGCAATCACCCAGGTATAAATCCCAGCCATTGCCAGCTTTGTAGCCTGTTTTATGCTCGGTACGGGTAAAGGTATTTTTAGCTTGAAAATCTTTCATCTCAGCCACTAAGTTGTCCATCATCTCGTTAAACTCCGTTTCCTTCCTTTTGACGTTTGCAACAATTTTTCCCTCTAGATTAGAGGTAACATAATGAACCTGTACGGGCTTTTCTTGCCCGTATCTCCAGCACCGCCGAATAGCCTGATACTGCTGCTCAAAGCTATGGGTCAATCCTAAAAACGCGATTTGATGGCAGTGTTGCCAGTTAAGCCCAAAACCTGCGATCGCAGGTTTTGACACTAATACCCGTATTTCTCCCTTAGAGAACTTTTCGAGGATGGATTCTTTGACTGATTCCGACTGAGAACCTGTTAGCTCTACCGCGTCAGGAATAGCCTTAGTAATTACCTGAGACTCTTGATTAAGCTCAGTCCAGATTACCCAGTATCCCTCGGAATTATTGACCAGTTCAGCGCACTTGGCTACACGCTCTTTTAAAGAATCTCGCTTTGCCTGACGTTGCTCTTGTAGTGTTTCTGCTGCCATAGCGAACAGAGTAGACAGGTTTTCCTTCTGTACCTCTACTTCATGCTGATGGTATTCCAGAGGGGGCAATTGATGGCTTGCATCGTCAAAACTGCCCATATCGCTAGGCTTGCGGATGGCACAAGCCCAACTCCCTAGCCATTGGTAAAAGGGTTTTTTGGCGTGTCCCTTGAGCCGCCACTCTACCGTTGAGTTGCCATCCTGAGTAAAGTACAGGGCGATCACCTCTTTTCCCGAGAGGATACCGAGGAACTCGGAGTGATTGGTTATCTCAATAAGATCGTTCGGTGCTGGAGTAGCAGTCCCGCAAAATCGATACGGGATATCTTTCCCGAACTCGAACAGCGATCGCGTGATAGCTGACTGAAACCCCTTGATACAGGAGGATTCGTCTAGCACTAGACAAGCCCAGTCATTCTCAAACTTATGGAGCTTCTCATAGTTCGTGATATTTATCCCATCTCGCACATCGGCTTGAGACGCGCATAAAGTGACCTTATAGCCGAACTTGCTGGCTTCGCGTGCCAACTGCTTCGTTACGGCGATAGGAGCAAGTATTAGGGCATTGCCGCCCGTAGCCAGACAAACTTGATAGGCAAACTCCAACTCTAGGAATGCCTTGCCCATGCCTGTATCGGCAAAACAGGCGAACCGCTTAGCCCTTAGCGCACGGCTCACGATGGCACGTTGGTAGGGAAATAACTTCGGGTTGAGAGACTCTGGGGAAATCTCTATCCCTTGCAACTTCGCCCTTTTTTGTTTAGAAATCAGGAAACTTTCGTAGGACATAACTCTATTATTGTTTACACTTACATCTTACCATAGGTTTTTTATGCAGAAAGGTAAATCAGTATAATTACGGAATTATTTACCCTGATCGCACTTCGGCTTCCTAGGACGTTTCACCCGCAAGGTTTTTGGGTCAAAGATGCGTGCTGCTAACTCTGAAAAATCATAGAAGCGATCGCCGCCGCAGGAATGACAGCGCTCTGATTCAGGGGGAATATGGCAATAAACACAAACTAACAGGGGTTCTCTTGCATCCATAAATCAAGTAGAGCGCGATCGCGCTCGTGATAAAGAGAGCTTCCGCCTAATCCCGTAATGCGAGATTCTCCCGAGATGAAGCTTGCACCAGGGATTCGATAGATTAGCCCAGTAGTGGTGTCCTCGATGCCAGCGCAAAACCGCGCCACCTTGATAACTTTGTACTCCCTGATTTTCCTGCTATCAGTACAGCGCAACAAACGATCATTTAGCTTCAACCTCATCGCCTTAATCTCCGATTTTTTAGAGAGACTTGAGCAGCGGGGACAACCTCATCAACCTCTACCGAGGCAAAGCATAGACTAAGTAGCTTTTCGTCAAAATCTAGAGAACCGTAAGCACCCGCGATCGCATCCCTGATTTTGCAGTCTCCCTTGGTATTGGCGGGGAACAAGAACGCCGCATTACAGCCCGAGGGAGCGCGATCGCTACTCATCGATACTGCCAACCAGATAATAGCCAAGAAATCCTCCTCAGATAATTTATTTTTGCTGTAGCCACTAAGCTCGATGACTTCCCTGATTAGCTTGCGGTGGGGGGTATCAAGGTCTTTGACTTTCAGCCAATGCAACTCAACTAAATCGCAATCCTCCTCGGATTCCCAGTTGTACTCAACCGAAAACCACTTTACTCGCCCCTTAACCCTTTGCCCAAAGCCTTTATAGTTAAGAGCTTTCCGCTCTATCTTGTGCGATCGTCGTTTTAATCCTTCTCTCATGTGCAAAAAGCCCGATAGACGGGCTATACCTTTCTTCTCTGCTAATCCTACCAAAATAGGATTTTTAGCCGATTGTACAAAAGTTTCTGGAGTGCTAGGCTATATCCAGAAATTATGATTGTCCCTATGGAAAAACCCCGAATAATTCACCTCATACATCCTAGCGATCGCACTCTGACCCGTTGCGGTCGGGCTATCGAAGGCAATAAGAGCCAGTTCATAGCCCAAGTGACGTGTCAAAATTGCCTAGATATTATCAACGGCGATCGCGCTAAACTCTTTCCCACTAAACAACCTACAGGGCGATCGCGTCCTTATGCTGTACGGGTTTATCTATCTCCCGAAGCATATTCCGCTTGGCAGTCCCTGCCGAACAAGACCAACGCCGTAAACACTTGGCTAGAAAGTCTTGCAGCAGAATCCCTTAATTAATTTCTGCATAGGTGTTGACACTCCAGAAACCATATGTCATTATAAGAACATAGCCGAAGTGAAGCGCGGCTACGTAAAAATGTAAACAATAATCGAGGTCAAAATGACTGCTAACAGTCTTCTTTCCCCTAGCTTACCACGAATCAAGCAGGGCTGGCAAGACAAACGTGTAATAGACGTTCCCACTGTAATGGCGATCGCTATTCTAGAACGATGGATGAGCGTTCAAATGCCTTTGGATCAAGTTTTCATCTCCAAGCTAGGGAGAAATTATCCCCGTCTCATGGAGGGAATGCGACAATTCTGGGTAGAATGCGTGTTTCATTTAGAGGGGATGGGATGGGTGTCCGAGTGCATTCCCCTAGAGTTCTGGAGTCAGACTGAAAAAGAAATCCTAGAAGAGTGCGATCGCGCGATCGCTTCTTTAAAATCTAATAATCCGATTGATTTCTAGAGGTTATCATGAGTCCCCATGAGATAGCTATGTTTTCCGCTTTTTTAGTATCCGTAGGGGGATTGACCCCATGCCAAGATTTTCGATTTGACGATGGGTCTATCAGGATTAACCCAGCAGCATTCCCTAAAATGTCTGCAATCAACCCCGAAATTCTTTCCCTATTAAAGGAGCATTTTTGTGAATAGCATAATGGGATTTTCTGCGCTTCCCGAAAAGGCTCAGAGTTTTCTCGCCAATTGGGTTAATTCTAATTGCGATCGCATTCATCCCGACTCTATCATTTTGGTAGAATCAGGGAGTAATTGCCTTCAGTTGCTTACCTGCGATCGCGAGTTGTCTTTAAACGTTGTTCATTTAGTTGTAGAGGATTAATCAATCATGGAGTATAATTTTGAGTCTAAGAATTTTCCTAGCTTGTTGTTAAGAGAGTTCAGTTCTCTCTGGACTTCAATAAAGTTAGAATCCTTGCCCTCAGAAGAGAAAGACGGATTGATCTTATTGCTTACCTTGTTAGGAGTTGACTGGGAGCAATACGATCCCGTCCTCCTAGTCAAGTCCGAGGGGGGGATACTGACCAGACTATTCGGTCCCGCTATTTTTGCGGGGGAAGAAAACCAGTTAATCCTAAAAATAGGTGAGTGGGAGATTCCCTGTAAAGAAGAGAAGGGAAAAATTCTAGTAGGCAATTTAGCAGGGAAAATTCATCTCTTGCCGCTAGAAAATGCCCAAAAGGAAATCTATTATCAAGTTTCCACCAGCCTGTTTGCGATAGATAGCGATCCCGAAGAGGATGACGATGCTTTCTTGATTCCTATCATTACCAAGAAAGGTATCAGTCAAGAAAAACTAAAAACAGCAGTCAATAAAGACAAATCCATCTTTGAATTTTTGCTCCCCGTTCCAGGGAAAGGAGAATCAACCAACTGGGGAGAAACCTTCAAAATGCAAGAATTAACCCCGGGGGAGTACGAGGTTGCCTCTATCACGGGTCCCCTTGTTTCAGACAAGTTCCCGCGCCCTTCCTATAAATTAAACCTTGCAGACGGGCGATCTGTATGGGCAAGAGGGAACAGTCTTATCACTCTCGAATCAGGATGGCAGAAGCCCCCCGACAAACCCCTGACACTGCAAATCTCTCTGATCGAAGAGTACAGCGAGGGCAAGTATAAAGTTGAAAATGCCCTGCGGTTGAGACATCCCGCGATCGCCGCCCAACCTCATCGCGCCCAACTAGAGGCGGCTAAACCAGATGTTATTGACGTTGAATACTTGCCTGTAGAGGCTCAAGGCGCGATACCTTTCTAGGAGGAATAATCAAATGGACATTTGTTTTGATAAATCCGGGGAATCCATTGAGTCCTGTCTACATGGAAGTTTCATTTCTTGCCTAGTCAAAATAGGCTTGTTTAGTTACACGATTTTCTACCATATGCAGGACAGGTGTTGGTATGAGACAAAAACTCATCTTTTAACCACTGAACAATATTGGTATCGGTTAAATTCGGACGACCATGCCAAGGAACGGATTCAATTTCTTTGTTCCGAGATGGTTACGAGATTTTAAAAACAAAAGCGATCGCAGGGAAGTCACCCCGAGCGATCGCCCATACGTAAAGTTATCAAGCTTAAACTATGAAAACAACTCTCTTGATTATATCAAGCCTGTCCATAGGCTTCTTTGGGTTCATTAACCCGTCTATCATGATCGGACAGGCGATCGCATTCGTGGTGTCCCTGCCGTTTACCGATGAGTTCAGGGGGCAAGCATGAGATATCCCTACTCAGACGAAGACAGGATTCTGTTCAGAGCGATCGCGGCGCGTGTCCGTGAGTATCGCCAACAGGAGGAACTCACCCAAGAGAATATTGCGCGGAAGTTAGGCATTCTGCCTAGTGCCTATTCTCGATTGGAGCAGGGTAAGGGGGCATTGACCACGGCTCAACTGGTCAAAATCTCCAAATATCTACAGATTCCCATCGCCCGTTTCTTCCCTTAGCCGAAAATTGCAAAGCCCTAGAATAAGTATTCTAGGGCGTTTTACCTTGAAAACCTAGGAATCATCCCATGACTATAACATCATTGCCCCCTCAAGCTGTCGATGCCGAATGTGCAATAATCGGTTCTATATTATTTGACCCGAAAGCGATTGGAATAATAGCAGATAATCTATCCGCATCAGCGTTTTACAGCAGGGCGAACAACCTAATTTATGGCGTGGTGCTAGAATTGCATCGAAAGAATCAGCCTACTGATTTAATCACGGTATCTCAAGCGTTACGGGACAGGAAGATACTAGATTCAGTAGGCGGTGAAAGTTATCTGATTCAAGCCGTAGAAAGTACGGTATCTGCTGTTAACGTTGATCAGTATGCAAAACTGGTTAATCAGAAATATCTCAGAAGACAATTAATCGATATAGGCTATAAAATCATTGAGATGGGGCATGACCCTATCGTAGAGATAGAGGAATCTCTGGATAAGGCATCCTCTATGATTTTCGGATTAAAAACCGATAGAGGAGACAGTCAAATCACCCTCGATGAAGGGTGGAATCAATTAATTTATGACATCGAACATCCTGAAGAGTCGGTTAAACCCATCCTGACGGGGCTTGATTCCTATGATGAAATGACGGGAGGATTACGGGCAGGAGAGTTGTTAATAGTAGCTGGTCGTCCGTCGATGGGAAAAAGTTGGTTAGGGAATTTCTTCGCCTTAACTGCGGCACGGACTGGCAATCCCGTGCTTTTTTTTAGTGCAGAAATGGCAAAGCGATCGCTAGTAGATCGCTTTATTTGCACTCTGTCCAAAGTGGATTTATATCGCATTATTAACCGCGATATGACCGATAGGGCATTGCATATGCTATTCGATGCCTACACGGAAAACTATGGCAATTTTCCGATAATTATTGACGATACGAATGGATCTGCTTTGACGATGCAGTACATTATTACGCAATGCCAAAAACTGTACATGAATCACACCGCAATCGGCGGGATAATTATTGATTACATCCAATTAATCGGAGATGCGAATTCAATGAACCGCGCCCAAAGCTTAGGCGCGATCGCGCAGGGATTTAAAGAGCTTGCGAAGGATTTTGAATGCCCTGTAGTTGCCTTGGCACAAATCAATAGAGGGGTAGAGGGTAGGCAGGATAAACGTCCCTCAATGGCAGATATTAAAGATTCTGGGGGAATTGAACAGGCGGCGGATGTAGTCGCTGCTCTGTATCGAGATAATTACTATAATCCCGAGTCAGGGAACGATGAATTAGAGATAATAGTCACCAAGAATCGGAACGGTCCCACGGGGACGGCTAAATGCTTCTTTGTCCCCGAATCGGGGCTATTCTGCAACACCCGCGCCGATCTTAATCGGCTTGAGGCTGAACTTCTACAAAAATACCCATCCTAAAAGCCATGAAAGAAATCGATTTTAATAATTTACCTTGCAACGTTGCGATCGCGCCTGACCCTGAAAGTTTACGTGCAGCGTATGACAACGTTAGATGGGAGTGCGCGGCTCAATACAGAAGAGGATGCAGATGGTATGGATTAGAAGCCATTCCTACTGCAATCATCAATGAAAAGTTAGGGACTAGCTATCAACAATATGAGTATGTGGAGGCTCTTGTTAAGATGCTCTGTTTTTATGTAATAGAAGATTCTTTAGAGTCTTGGGAGGAGAAAAGGCTTAAGAAGAATCAAATAAAGGTATTAGTCCTGATAACGATTGATGAGCAGCTTTCTACAAAAGAGAAATACTCCCTACTGCATCTGCCTTATGTCCTTGAGGATAGGTTTAAATTTAATTCCCTATCTAACCTTGGGGTTTTGATATTTGCAACAGAGCAAGATGTCAAAGAGTCAATCCCTCAAAACCTAGGGCAGTTTAAGGCATTGCATCGAGACTGGGCAATCTGCTAGAGTTTAATAGTGGCAAGTCCCCTCTCGCTTGCCACTATTAAAAGATGGATACCACCCTATCGCAATTACGGTTAATCCTTCTGTCTATCCTCGGGACGGAAGGAATCAATGTACTAGGACAATACAAGTTAGGTACAACAGCCGTTATTCCCTCAATCCAAGTACGCAACACTAACTCTCCCTACATCCTAGTGCCGAAATCGGGGATAGAGTGCATCATTGAGCCTAATCCCGCGATCGCCCAACACAACAATCAAGGCGGGGTACTCATGGACAGACTTTATCTCGTAACACTAGACCAGCATGATCCCACGAAAACACTCGTAGAGGCGATAGAAACGATAAATAGCCTATCGATTATCCGCCCTCTGACAAGTCCTGTCATTCGGGGGAGAACCGAGCTAAACGGCGCGGAATTACCCGCCAGGGCTGTACTCTATATCCCTGCATTCACCTATCAGAGAGGGCTAATGTAGTGGCTGATGGCGGCGCGTCTATTTATATCTCAATCGGTTTGGCGATCGCGTCTAATGCGATCGGCTACGCGCTGGCTCAGGCAAATCGCCCTAAAGTTCCTGACCCTAACCCTAAACTGGCTGGCAGTGAGTACGGTAGACCTCTTCCGATTGTTTATGGCACGGTACGGGTAGAAGGCAATTACATATGGCCTGATGACCCTAAAATTGCTTTTAGGATTAGGAGAAAACGGACAGGAGGGAAGGGATTATTCGGCGGCGGAGCAACTCAAAAGAAGGTTTACGGAACTTTTCATACTGCTTTCTGCCTAGGAGAATGTACTTTTGAGAAATTAATTGTACAGGGAAAAACCGTTCTAGGCGGGGGTGCTTCGGGGGAGTTCGGAGCAAAATATATCGATACTTTTAGCGGCTCTGATAGCCAATCCCCTTGGGCGATCGCAGAGGGTAAGCAAGGAGTAGGCAACGTACCAGGCTATCGGGGGATTGTCGGGGTAGGAATATCAGAGCTTCCGCTAGAAAGATACGGGGATACTTTCCCTACTCAAATCTCGGCAATAGTTACGAATGACAACGGATTTGATGAAGTTGGGGAAGTATTAGAGGATATTTGCGTAAGGGCTGGCTATAGCGTTGACTTGCTCGATGTAACAGAGGGAAGCGGTACTTTTATCAGGGGGATAAGCTTGCCTAACTCAGGAGCAGCTTACAGGGAATTAGTAGAGCAAATCCTCCTTACTTTTCAGTTTTTAGCCGTTAACTTACCTGATGGGAGAACAGCATTTAGGAGAGCAGAAAGAGAAGGCGCGATCGCTATCCCCGTTTATGATTTTGGCATCGTTGACGAATCAAGCGAAGGGATAGCCAGCATCCTCAAAAAAACGATTTTAGATAGTAGAGAGCTACCATCAAAACTGTTTCTAAAGTACATCAATTTAGACCTAGATTACAATCAGGACACGGTTACAGCTGTCTACAATGGGTCAGAAGCTAACGAGAATGAACAGACTTTTACTACTAACATAGTTCTTGACGCTCCCACCGCAGCAACTCAAGCCCAACGGCTATTAATGCAGATATGGAATCAGCAAACTCAATATGAATTTACCCTAGATAGAAAATGGGTAGAAACCTTGACTACAGGGGATGTAATCGTACTCCCTAACGGCGATCGCGCTCAACTCATTGAGCTATCGATAGGGAAAAATTTTACCTTGGAATGCAAGGCGGTTTATTATGATGCCAACGCCTTCGCCTTTTCCGTTGACAGGGATATAGAACCAAGGGAATCGATTAACTGGATTTATCGGGGCGAAAACCCTGCGGAATTGTTTCTATTAGATACTCATCTAGTTGGAGATACGGATACGGATAACGGGATCTATGTAGTCACAAACTACGATGAAACCGAGATTTATTTGAGTGAAGACGGGGGCAGTAATTACGAGATTCTTGGCACAATTCCCTATTACAGCCCATCTGGAACGTGCGACAACACCCTAGGAGGGGGAGTAGTCGGGCATCTAATTGATAGGAAAAACACTCTTAATGTCACCCTCACTCAAGGCACTTTAGAAAGTGTTGATGACCTAAGTTTTCTCAAGCTCAAAAACCTAGCATTTGTTGGAAAGAAAGTTAGCGATCGCTGGGTAGGGGAATTTATCGGATTCCAGACACCTACCCTGATAGATGAGTTTGAATATACGCTTTCTACCCTAATTAGGGGAGCTTACGGCACGGAATCCTATATCAACTCTCACACTTCAGGAGAGACTTTTATTCTGCTCTCTGGAGAAGAAGCCTACAAACTCAGGGCAGAGGGGGAATTTAGCGATATAGGGAACGAATTACTAGCCAAGGGGGTACTGGACGATACAGAAGATTTTGCGGCTCTAACTGCCTACCCTATCACTCCTCAAGGGAACGGATGGCAACCGTGGACTCCCGCCCTCATCTCGGTAACTCGGGAAGCTAACAACGATTTAACGATAGTTTGGGCGCAACGTCCGAGAAAAAATAACCAATGGCTAGATGGGATAGACGCGATCACGGTTGACCCTGACACCTATACCCTAACCATTGAGGCGACTACTCCTAGGACGGTATCGGTATCAGGCACGAGCTACACCTACACCGAAGCTGACCAGATAACCGACTACGGCGCGATCACCAATAGCTTTACCATGACCTTAACTCAATCTAGTAATTATGTTGGGTCAGGAGAGACGGGGACTTATAATGTAGTAGTGAATAGAAGGGTTTAAGCTATGTTTTTAGAAGATTCGATGATTTATGAAATAGGCGATGTAAGCGTTATGTTTCTTGGCATTAATGCGCCTAAAAATGAATATGACACAGACATGATTACCGTTGATTTCCGCAGTATACGCATTAACATATTTTTTAGCTCATTAATATATATTATGCGGAAATATGAAGCGAGGAGTGTTAAGACATCTATCGGAACAATGCGCAGGTTCAGATGGTCTATATTAGAGGTTGAACTTTATCGCTTTTAGGAGCATTTTTATGCAATTACAGGATTTTCTAGATAATCTTATTCCTTTGCTTAGTGACAATGGACAATCTATTTTTAACGCTCATTATGATAACATTAATAGCGTTAAAACTCTTCTCGGGCTGTGCGATCGCCTTGACAAAAAAGACAAGGATGCCGTACAGGAAGAAATATTTAAGATATTAAACTCATGAGACGCTATGGTACTTTAACGAGGGAAGATGAGAGATTAGCAAGGTTAGTTAATTATGGTCGAGAATGAACTACAAATAAGGATTACCCTCAATAAAATCAAGGCTCTTAATCAAAAGGTTGACTTTCTCTCCCGAGAAATGCCTAGGAATGGGGTTGATCGGATACTGATTGAATCAGAGAAACAATTTCTCTTGAGAACAATACTCCTGTACGAGAAAAGATTTTTTAAACTTACTTCCGCTCAAAAGCATTCAGCCCAAAAACATTGAATCATTACCCCCCCCATGAGCTATTTAGACTCCATGAAATCATTAGTAGAAGAGGCTAGGGAATGGCTTGGCACACCTTGGCATCACAACCAGAAGGCTAAGCGCAAGGGAGTAGACTGCATCCGATTTGTTGAGTCTCTGGCAGAATCTCAAGGGATAGAAATTGGCTTTATTCCCGCTCACTACACACGCTCTACTCAGGACGAACGATTGCTAGAGTTTTTGCGCGATCGCTGTTTAGAAAAACCTTGCAATCTTGACAACATAAAAGATGGGGATATTATCGTTCTGAGATACCTAGGAGTTCCCCATCATCTAGCGATCGCGTCTACCTTGCCTGATGGACGAAGGGGGATTATTCACGCTTCAGAGGATGGAGTAGTAGAGCAGGGATTCGAGGGGAGGTTATTATTGATATGGGTAGGTTTATTCTCTCTAAAGGCAAGAATTTTATGATTATTAATTGGCACGATCCAAGCCAGAAAATTAGCAAGTATTTTACAGTGAGGGAAGTTACAAAGGGCGATCCACGCCGTATCCCAACAAATCCCGTTCATATAGCCAACATTCTTAGATTGGCTAAAGAATTAGACAAGATTCGGGAGGAATGGGGAAGCGCGATCGCGGTCACATCGTGGTATCGCCCTACTGCCGTCAATTCAGCAATAAAAAATGCGGCAAAAAATAGCCAGCATTTAACGGGGTCTGCTGCGGATATTAAGCCCGTTAACGGAGAACTATTAAAGATGCAAAAGTGGCTTGATACTCGATGGCAAGGAGCTTTAGGGTATGGAGCTAAGAAGGGGTTTGTGCATCTAGACCTTAGAGGAATTGACAACCAATCTAAATCAATCAAACCCTCTAAAATCCGTTGGAATTACTAAATGCGATCGCCCTCGCTGCTATCTGCTCCAAGCAGTGTTTCTAGATGTTTTATTTGATCTTTGGTGGCAAGGGGTTCATCGTTATTATCAAGAAATTCCGTGTAGGGGAATCCAGATATATCTACGTAGTTTAAATCGTCTTTATAGGCTTCCGCGATCGCGTTAAATACTGCTTCGCACTCTTCGAGAGTACCGCGAAAAAAACCTAATAATTCAGCTTCATCGGGACGGGCATCAACTAGAGGAATACATACAAAATAACAGTCTTTTGTGCCGCTAGGAGCTATTTCTATAGTTGGAAAATGCTCTAGGTTCATCATGACAGGAAGGCTATGATTCCCTTTGTATCTAACTATCATTAAAAGTTTCCTCAAAACTGAAGTTATCTGTACCTATTCTAGTAAAAGGATACGGTGGTATCTTCGATGTTCCGGCCCAAACTATCGCCGCATGATCCGCGTGCCAAGCATAAATCCCCCTAATTCCATGAGCTAACGGCTTAATAGTCAGTTCGTAGCTATCCACTAAATCTCCACTATCCACTACATCCCTAGGACTTCCCGCAAGTTTTCCTGTTTTCCCCCGCCCGTACTTCCGCTTAGTCTCTCTAGGATAATCCCTGACCTCTTCAGTCAAAGTATCCTGAATCGTTTCCCCTAGCTCCTCCAAGCACGCGATCGCTCTCCTCTCAAAGTCTTTACGCCACTCGCTTAAGTTTGTCCTCATAGCCTACCCCTAGTAGTTCTGTCCTTATTGTATGCAAGATGGGGCGATTGATGGAATGCGATCGCGTACCCCTAAAAGTTCCGTACAATTACTGATGTACAGTCAAGATAAATGGGAGTATTATAAAAGAGTAAACAAAACGAGGTAACAACCATGAACGCGATCGCTACTGTAGAAAAAATTAATGCTGCTAAAGCAAAAATGTTAGAGCTTAATCCTGAAGCATACGAGAATATCCGTGCAGAATTAATGGCTAAAGCCGCGCAGTTAGGGAAGATTACAAAAGAGCAAAAAGCATTGTTTCTCACTACTATGTACTTACATCTCAGTAAAGATCCAGATACCGCGATGGGCGCATTAACCGCTCTCGCTGCTATTGGCGACCTATAGAAACCCCTAAATTTATTCTTAAGCGCGATTCCCCTAAGAGGCGATCGCGCTTTTCTTTTGCCCCAAGGATACCCGCGATCGCGCTTAAGCTTCCGCCCAAGTAACTTAGGCAGAGGGATAATAAATTTGTGCTACAGTAGAAAAGCCAGTCGCGGCTGAGTGCTGACTACACTCGAAGCCCACTGGATGTAACTTTAGATTGGATAAAGTCACCATGACTAACTTAACATCATTTGCTTTTGATTCGGCTCAAATTCGAGTTATTTATCAAGATGGAGAGCCTTGGTTTGTACTATCTGACATCTTGAATGCTTTACAAACCTCAGCGACTCGTGCTGAGTGGAAAGGCGCAGTAATCGAATACTTTGGAGAGGGGGGTGTTATTTCCCACCCCCTTTGTACGGCAGGAGGAACACAAAACGTACTACTTATTAGTGAGGCGGCAATGACATTTGTTATCTCTCGCAGTCGTACCGAAGTGGGCAAAAAATTCACCCGTTGGATTCACTCAGAAGTTATCCCCTCAATCCGTAAAACAGGGAAGTATGAGCTTAAGCCCATGAGCCAATTAGAAATCATCGCAGCTTCTGCTCAAGCACTTCTAGAGATCGAGCGCAAACAGAAAGAGATGGAAGCACGGTTATCTGTCATCGAGCGCGATCGCGCTCAGGCAGAAGAAGCGTTAAGCGCATTACCCTTGGCAGAGGAATCGCCTCAAGAGATTCCGACTCGCGGCAAAATTAACATGATAGTACGGACTAAATGCCAAAGAGATGCCCTTACCTACCACTTGGCGTGGTCTACCCTCTACCAACAGCTTTACTATCGCTACCGCTACGATGTCAAGGCACGATGCCGCAACTCAGGGTTAAAGCCCCTTGATCAAATTGAAAGAGACAACATGATGGATGCTTTACACGCGATCGCGTCTGAGGTTCTCGTTTAATCGGATTTTGACTCTTTTCCTTGCAGCGCGATCGCGATCTGCTTTCTTGTACTATCTAAGATAGAAGTTTAAAATGGCTTATTCCGCCCCTAGTTTAATTTCTAGGGGTTTTCAGTGAATAGTACATTGCAACTATATAAAAAATTTATGCAATAAGTTAAAATGGGTAGGTAAACAACCGAGGCAAAAATGAAAGAACATCCTATTTTGTTTAATCCTGAGATGGTACAAGCTATCTTAGAGAGGAAAAAGACTCAAACAAGACGGGTCAGTATTCCCAAGTCATGGGAAGTAGGCGATCGCCTTTGGGTCCGCGAGACGTTTTCTCACAGAGGAGAAGAGTTCCCAACTCTCTACAGGGCAACTTATCCGTTTGATCTCCCCCCAGTTGATTATCTCAATTGGACTGCATCAATCCATATGCCGCGATCGCTATCTAGAATTACCCTAGAGATAATTAATGTTTGGGAACATCGACTAGGGGATATATCGGAGCATGATTGCGTAATGGAAGGATTCCCGATGAGAATGGACTTCGTAAGAGCATGGGATAAATTAGTTAAGCCCGAGTATCGATGGGACAGAAATCCCTTGGTTTATGCCATTAGCTTTATGGTTTTGCCACAATGAGAACCGCACTAACAATCTTTTCGGGCGGCGGTCTAGCAGACGTAGGTATCAAAGCCGCAGGATTTAAAGTTGTCGGGGCGATAGAACGCGATCGCCTGATAGCAGAAACCTATCAAGTTAACCACGGGGATAATATCCTGATAGAGGACGCATTAGACGTAGACTACTCCCAGTTTCAGGGAGTAGATTTTATCCATGCTTCTCCCCCTTGTCAGCATTATTCAAAGGCTCGTTTAAGCAGTCTCCCTGACCATCAGGATAAAGACGCGGGATTGGCTGTTATCGCCGCAGCTAAAGCTATCAAGCCAAGATGGATAACCATAGAGAATGTCCCTGATTATGGCAAGTCAGAAACCTATCGGGTAATCAGGGAATCGCTATGGGAACTAGGGTATTGGGTATCAGACGCGGTAATTAATTTCGCTGATCTGGGAGTACCCCAAAACCGAAAACGCCTAATTATGATAGCGGCGCGATCGCTCGTTGGCTTCCCGCTATCCCGCCCTCATCGGTCTTGGTACAGTGCGATCGCTGATTTAATCCCTACCCTACCAATCACTTCTCTGGCAGACTGGCAAGCCAAAAAACTCCCCCATCCTCCCGAGTCACCTTGCCTCATCCCTCGGGTAGGATGCCATGAGTTTAGATTGATTGATTGCGATCGCCCCGCCCCTACCATCAGGGCATTAGGGCATGATAGAAACTGGCGGCAGTTTGATATGTTCTCGGGAGATAGTTACAGGATAATCACCCCGCGCTGTGCTGCTCGTTTCCAGTCCGTTCCTGATAGTTTTACGCTTCCAGATAAAAACCCCCTTGCCTGGAAAATTATCGGGAATGGCATTCCTTGTCAGGGCATGGAGGCGATCGCAAGGTGCTTAAGTTAGAACAGCACAGGCTGTTAATAGTAGGGCTTGACCATGATAAATGCTCCATCTGTGGTTATATCCCTACTTCTTTTCATGTCAAATACCTGTCTACCCTAATAGAGCGAGAGCAGAAAAAAGATAAGCCATCCCAAAAAGCGATCGCGGAGCTACAGGAAAAGATTAGGAAAGCTAATAAAATAATTTCTAATCATCAATTTGATTAGGAGAATATTATGCAATTAGAACCAGACCAAGAGTTCAAAATTTATGAGCTAAAAGAGAATGTTAAGTCAATGAGTGAGGCAGAAATCAAGCAGAGATTAACAGAGGTTTACCGAAGCAATATTCTGCTTGACAATAAATACAAACCCCTCATTCAAAAAGCATGGGGATTATAGCCCATTTAGGTGCTGATACATAACAGCAGGAAAGTTTTCTGTAAGGGATTGCTCAATATGGAATAATACATTATTACGGTCTACGGGCATCCCCCTTCTTTCCATCTGTCTAGTGGTTTCTGCGATCAAAAACCCGATTAAATCTTTATGTCTCTGATTATTATCCATGACTAGATACAATAAAAAATTAAGAAGTCAGTTATTAGATATTCTAGAGGAAACTCCGCAAACAGCGCGACAACTAAGCGATAAACTCAAGGTATCTCGCTCCGATATAGTCCGTGAGTTATCCTTGATGGCTCAAGAGAATTTAGTCGTCAGCGATCGCGTGTGCGGGCAGAACCTCAAGGAGTATTGGATCTTTACTTCTCCCTAAAGAAATTACCATTTAATAATGCTAACCCTCCTCCCACCAGCATAGAAACGATGGTGACAGAATGCACTTCATCAAAATATTTAGAAGGGAAATAATACGCGATCGCGCCTAGGATTAAACAGAACGCGCCTAGTAAATCACTTTTAGTAATTCTATTCATTTTCTAATACCTCAAAATATCCTGTGATTTTTTGCCCTAATACTGCGTCTATGTCGATGGCTTCATCTAGAGCAGTTGGCAAGCTGTCTAAATTATAAAATCTTCCTTTTCTCCAATTACCTTGATAGAGATACTCAGCGTCAGCTTGGCGCGGGAGGGGATTCTCGTAGGTGAATGGGTCAACTAAATACCCCTCAACGTACACCCTGCCGATATTAAGACCAGGGTTAACCGTTGTCATGGTGTTAGGGTCTTTTTTCGGGGTGAACTTTACGAACAGGGTAATTTCCTCCTCCTCGCTAGGGATAGGATTCCCCCATTGATCTTCTTCTAAATCCCCTGAATAAACGAGAAAGATAATTTTCCCGTTATGCGATTGTAAAGCCCCTCCCGCCAATCCCGCGATCGCTTCCTGAGTCGCTGTATACAATCCTGATAAGCTATACATATAACCTCTTATTTTTGTTAACAATATGACAGGCAAAGCTAAAGATTTAATCCTTAATCCTGCTAACAATAACCCTACTCGTAGCTTGACTATCAGCGCGATCGCTTCTGTAGATGACCCATTTAGTTTGCAGGACAGGAGAGATTTTAAAGCTTCGATTAGGGCTACCTACCGAGCTAATAATACTCATATTTCATTTGAGATGTCAGAGAAGGAAATGAAAGCAGAAATAGGTATTAAGAAGGAATGGTGATTAAACCACGTCAAAGCCGATAACCCCTACAGCTTCTTTCCTTAATGCCAGAAATTCCCTCCCGTAGGGCGTAGATTTTAACCATTCGTCTGTATCCTCAAATATGGTGGCATCCTCCCCTACCTCTATCGATTTAACGCCGCTAGTTAGTCTCAATTGAAGTTGCATATTCACCTGTAACAGATGAGCCGTGTACACCTTGACCGCGCGATCGCGTAGGTCTAGCCACGTATCTTCAGCAATAACCAATTCGGCATCGTCGATGAACTCGGCTATTTGAGCATCGGCTAATGCTGAAAATTGAGGATACCGATTCCTAATATTGTCAGGGGTAATAGCCATAAAAATAAACCCCTCTAGGAGGGGAATTGCGCAAGGAGTTTCTTACAACATACCACGCTCTAAGTTGGCTACCCTTTCGGATAACGCCTTAACTATCGTGGTATTGGTCGTGTTATCACGCCAACGAGTTAGCAAAGCGCGATCGCTGACGAAATTAATCAGTTCTTTCGCGTCTGCTAGGGCATAGGTACGGGCTAGGTTATCTTCAGCATAATCTTTTTGGGGGTAGGATACTAACACCCCTTGAGATTGATATTTAGCTGCGCTAGGCATGGTCAGAGTGGATTCAAATCGTGCTGAATCAACATTCTGATTGATGCCAGGCAGAAGCATTAAAAAATCGTATCTCCCATTATCAGAGTTCCAGCCCTGACACAACGACAAAGACGCGATCGCCTTGGTATTGCCGTCATGACGGGCTAGGTTATTGTCTCTTTCTGGGAGATAAAAAACAGTGACTAAGGTTCTAGTTTCTGTTGTAGTGGTCATAGGATTAAGACTTAGAATAAACTAATCTTACAGCAGTGCCACCGCGTTTATAGGCAATTCCTGCGATGTCCCCATGCACATTAATCCGATAGCCATCGTTAGTTTGAATCGGATCTTTGTAGGTTAAATCTTTAGGTATTGCTTGCTCTACGCATTCCGCAGATCGGCAGAACATAACCGCAGCATATTCAGTAGACGAGTAATCGTCAAGCCTTGCGCTTTCTGCAACCTCAAAATTGCCAATTTTACCCCCGTCAAACATGACAGTACGGCGATTCTCTTGAAACCATCCTAGAGTTGATTTGTCACTAGGAGAAGTGCCGAGCCGTTGCATGGACAGGATCTCCATAGTGGCAGTAGGAAGAACCAAGGTAGATGGTCTAAAAGTACCCTTGGTACGAGCAACAATTGACTGAGCAGCAGCAGCTAGAGCGGCGATATTCTGATCTGCGGTTCTTGCGGCGTTAATGGGAGCGTCTAGGGTGATATGGTCAATGTCAGGATGATTCATAAAGCCGAAAATACCGAGACTTGTTACCCCATTACAGATAATTTCATCTCGTTTCGCTGCCCATGCTCTAATAGCTGATTGGCGTTTTTCCTGCATTAAATTGATAGTTCCCGCAACTCCATAGCTTCCAGAAGTAGCAGCAAATCGAGCCAATCTATCTAGCTCTAAATCGCTGATCTCAAAGTGTCCTGCGTAGCGTTGTACCTTTACCTCAATGTTTTGAGTGCCAACGTCAAGCCGTCCTTTGTTGTCGCTCGATTCGGCATTCACAGGCACTAATTCCCCTGTATAGCTAACCCGTTGATACACAAGCTTATCCGTGCCAGCAGCCTTAAAGGGGTTAATGGGAATATAATCTGCCCAAAATTGCCCATACTGCATATCGTAAATTGTGGGCATCAAACTAATCAGAGAACCTTCGGGAAGCGAGGCACTATCATTAGTTTTTAGGCTGTCCTTTACGAACTTTCTAAACTGTCCAGATTTGTCGTAGTTGACCATCGCCGCGATCGCCTGATTAATTAGGAGGCGAGGATCGTCACTTTTTCTCAATTGAAACATTTATCATCACCTCCTAGGCGGGTAAATTAAGAGCTAAATCAGCGACTAGGTAGCCATCAACCGTGTAGTTAATGGATTCAAACCTAGCGCCCGTAACCTGAGCTAATCCCGTACCAGACGCATTAGAAACCGCGCCTAACTTAGTTAACGCTCCATTAGCGGTATGGCGAACGTAAACAGCATCGCCGTACTTAATAGTTAGTGCAGAGTCTAACTCAACCGTTCCAACTCCTTGAGCCAGAATATCTACAATGTCACCACGACGATAAGAAGGGACTAGAATCCCGTCCTGATAGGGGACAAATGCCGAACCGCCAGCCAGCCCGAAGATGCGGGTATTAGCCGAGTTAGGCAGTCTACAGGGAGGAGTATTTCTATCAGTTTGAGCATCGGCGGCGTTAGCTCCGACTAATCGCCCGTAGGGGATAGCAGCCGTTTCTGTGGCAACCTGAGAGCCACCAGTCCCATCAGTGGTCAGCGTTCCGCCAGTACCAGAGTACGAGATAGAGAAGTTGTCACCAGGGAACTTACCCGTAATAGTCACGGTGGCACTGCTGACAGTCGCGACAACCCGAGCCGCGATCGCAATCCCTGCTGGGGCTGTGCCACTAGCACCAGATACCGAGTATTCCGCGTTGATGGCATCGGCGATCGCGGTGGCAGTAGCCGCGTCAGATCCGCCGGTCGCCACGGTTAGGGTTACACCTTCGATGACAATTGTGTGATTGCCCGAAGCGGTGTCAAGCTCCAAAACCGCAATCTTAGGCAAATCAGCCGCTACGTTAATCGCGTTCATGGTGCGGACTTTCTGGGAGAATAGCCCTACACGGCGAGGCAGGACATCGTAGTAATTGGTTTGGGGTTTACCCGAGTAGTTGAGGATAGCCATCCTAGTTATGTCCTCCGATAGGGTTGATCAAACGGTGCTGAGGTAAAGTGCCAAAAGCGTCTAGGGGGTCATCGCCGCGCTCATCCCGAGTTGTGGCAATCCGATAGCTGAGATCGTCATTGGCTGTAGTCTCGGGCTTGGATGCCTGTACGATTTTCAGGGTAGAGAAAGCAGCGTCAATCGCGTCATCCCCGAAGGAATCGCACACAATCCCATTGGCTTTTAATGCTTTCCGCTTCCATTCCACAGGCGCGATCGCCGCAGTAAACGGCTCGTTCCCTAGGAAAGACTTAGCCTCTTCATAAGCTTTAGTCCGCTCGTTGAGCATATCGTTAATGCGCTCGGGCTTATTGGCTTCTTGGAGTTGGGAATTGAGGGATGCGATCGCTCTTTCGTGCTGGGAGATTTTCGCTCTTAGCGTAGCATTCTCATTATCTAGAGCGTTGTAAACACCAGTAGGAACGTAATCAGCAGAATCAGAAACCTTCTTCTCAGATTCCTTCATCGCAACACTTTTAAACATATCAAGCATGGATTTCATGTCTTTGGGGAAAGAGAATTTACCCATCTCTCCCATATCGACTTCTACCATGTCCTTATATCCACAACCCCCAGCCATATCAGCCAGAGCCGAGGACATATCTTTAAAGTTGTAGTCCATAACATCTCCAGTTTTAGAATCTAAAATAATGCCCTGTACATCCTCAGAATCGACAATAAAAGTAGCCCCATCACCCGCCCTAGCCGTACCCGTAGGCACTAAAGCGATGTGATTACCTGCTAATATTTTTTGCCGATATTTGTAGGGGATGCCATCAAAAACTCCTACTTCCTGAATCAAATCTACTTTGTAGCCATTGCTAAAGGATTTGTGAGTAGTTCTAGCGGCTTCTTTTGCTGACGGGTCAAAGATATTAATATCAGTCTCTAGCCATCCATCAACAAAGTTAACCTTAGAACCATACCCTACAGTCAGCTTCTTAGCATTGCCCGAATTAACCTCGCTCCCATCGGATTCGGTCGGATGGTTAAGAGTCAAAGGGAGATCGTTAAATAATGAGATTGTCTCTGTTACGTCTTCAGGACTTCTGAGAACGTTACAGACCTCCCCATTTATTAGATATTTTTGTACTCCTATCCTTGCAATCCTAGCTTTACCGATAAGATTGCCGTTATCACCCTCTCGTAAATGATGAGGAGGTAGAAAATCGGTGACAATGTAACTAGCCATTTTTTTAGCAGGACTCTTACAAAGAAGATACTTCTATATTAGTATAAGTATAGATTAAGTACAATATACGAGAAAAGATTATGAATTGGGCGACTCTCGGAGCAACCTTTTTTAATGGCAACACAGGATTAGGCGATGCTAACCGAGACGCGATCGCGGGGATGGGGGTATTTTCCCCGAACTATTTAGAGAGAGAGATTTTATATAATGCGGCTTTCCACTGGGCAATAAAAAAAGCTCTTGAGTTTGTACCTAGCAGTGCTTTTTCTGTAGGGGGAACACTTCAGCTAGGGTCGGACGACGGGGATAGGGAGATAATAGACGCGGTTAACTACATGGTGAACAGCCGTAACCGTGTAGCCATGCCCGACAAGCCAGCTTTACAGATTGCTAGGTTTTTCGTCAAAGCTCAGATAGAAGCGAACCGAACAGGGGGCGCAGGTATTTTGATTGATATTGACGACGGGCTTGATTTGGGAGAACCCGTTAACCTGAATCGGATTAAATCGGTTCGGGGGTTGAGGCTATTTAACCGATTTTCTATTCATCCTGTATGGCAGTACGGCTATGCGGCGGGAGAGCTAGAGCCAGAATACTATCAATTATTGTCTGCCCATTCCCTACGAGCCGTAGGGTCAAAAATCCATAAATCTAGAATCTTGCCTTTTCTGGGAGCAGAACTCCCCCTAGACGACATTTCATGGCTGTCTGATGGCTGGTTAGGTGATAGCATCATTCGGCAAATGCTGATCGCGGTAGCCCGATTTGACGGTTCTCTGAGTGCCGTAGCCGATAAAATGCAAAGGTTTGAAACACCCATTATTAAAATCAAGGGATTGCTTGACAACTTGACCAGCGATCGCAGACGGGCTAGAGCAGGGGATTATGAGGATTTTACCTATCAAGAAAAAATCAAAATGCGCGCGCAAACGCTTCAGAAAGGTTGGAGCGCGTTTAGGATGCTGATGGCTGATATGGACAATGAAGAAATCAGCACGATAGCCCATACTTTTGCAGGGGTAGCACCTAACCTACAGGCATTTAGGGATGCTCTGATAGGTGCTTCGGGATTGCCTGAGTTCATATTGTTTAATCGCCACGGGAGCGGCTTAGGGCAAGTGGAAATGGGGGAAAGGGCAGCGATCGCGGCTCTCGCTAATACCTGTCAAACCGACAAGTATCAGGGGAATCTAGAGACGCTTCTAACCTATTATTTCCTCTCTCAAAACGGCGTAACCAAGGGGGAATTACCCGACTCTTGGCGATGGGAATGGCTACCTCTCTGGCAACCGACAGAGGAGGAAAAAGCAAAAACCGCATTAACTCAGGCTCAAACTGTCAAAACCTTGGTTGATTGCGCTGTACAAAATGCTCAACTTTTCGGAGATACTCAACCCGTACTAACTAATCACGAAATCAGAGAGGCATCTTTTGGCGGTGCTGAGTTCGGGGGTCTGAATATCCAACTATTAGATGAGGATGTAGCGGCGATCGCGCCTGACCCATTGCAATTACAAGCGGAAGTAATTACGGATGAGGAAAAATTCTACCCGCCTGAAGCCGCGAGGAATAATGCGAAAAAAGCCCTAGAGTGGAAAGAAAAATACCCCGAGGAGATTCGGGGCGGGACGCAGGTAGGATGGACACGAGCCAGTCAATTAGCCAAGGGAGAGGGAGTGTCCCTAGATATTGTCAAACGGATGGCTCAATTTAATAGGCATCGGCAAAATTCCGAAGTAGCAACAGAATTTAAAAATGAGCCTTGGAAAGATGCTGGCTATGTTGCTTGGTTGATTTGGGGCGGAAGCGCAGGAATAGACTGGGCAAAAAAAGAGCTAGGGAAACTAGACAACAAACTAACCCGCGATTACTACCTTGACCTACTAGCCAAGGAATAATCTTAAGTCCTCTGTTAACAATCCCCTCTCCGCAAGAAAAGTCATCAAATGTCTTCTTGGGACTACATGGCTACCCAGTTTGTGGCTGTTTTTTTTAGACTTTAATTTTCCTGTTCTGGCAGCGTAACGGAGATTAGAATAATTCAGCCCAGTTAACTTGGCTATCTGCTTTAAGTTGAAGTTATCTATCTCAACCTTTCCGCTAATGTTGAGTTCAGACAGCTTTCTGCTAATCGCGTTCTTGTCAATGCCAAGTTTTTTCCCCATTATTTTAACGGGGATTATCCCCGCATTATCACAGATATATTCTAGCTCCTCTTGAGTAAACAACCTTCTTTTTTTAATGGGGATATTTTTTTTCTTTACTAGCGATCTAATCGTCTCGTAAGGAATGCCCGTCTTTTCCGCGATCGCAGACATAGTCAAACCCTGTTCACCATAAGCGCGAATCTGCTCGGGAGAAATCCTGTACTCCACCTGACAATAATATCCATTTTTGTTAAGGATTCTTGCCACGGTATTTACACTTATTCCGTATTTTTGCGCGATTACTTTCCTCGGCATACCGTCTAAGTGCATTTTGATGATCTCGGTGTGCTGATCAGATGTTATCTTCATTTCTGTAGCGCTCATCCTTTTTAGGGTACTCCATGCGATCGCAGTCAGAATAAGAGCAAGTCTCATCATCCGCGAAGTCTATAAATTTCTTTTTACACCGAGAACAGACACCATTGCCTATTAACTCATCAAGATAAACTGTTCCGTCTGGGTGTTCCAAGCAAGAAATATCTATCATTTTTATCCTTAATAAAGTGTAATCATGCTATCAATAAAATAGTGCAATTGTATTATTGATATTTAACTGATAGCCTAATAAAATTATATTAAAGCATAAATTAATTGAAGAGGAAATTTATGACCGCGTTACAACAACGAGCTTTAGAATGGACTGAAAAATTAGCACAAGTAGCATCGGGAAAACCCGAGCCTTACAAATGGCGTAAGGTTCGGGTTTTTACCCTCAGAAGAGGCGATCGCGTCAATATAGAGGGGTTGGTCTATATCGTGCGAGACGTTGAGCCTAATTGTGGAACGGTTCGGCTGTCCCTCGGGCTAAAGGGGAAAGCCTACCGGGTAACGGTGGCAAGCACCGCATTAATCGACTACGATTCTTTAGTATAGAGGGTATTATTATGGTTGCGTTATCAGACAACGTAGTTGATTTTCAGGAGAAGGTAAATGTTCGGGGTATCCCAACTTACCAAATAACTCCCGACAATCTAAAAAAAATGTATGCGATGAAGGCGTTAGACCGCAACAGCTATCTTTATCTAGCCCTAGTCCTTGATCATGGAGATGTTTTCTCCCCTGATGAGGATTTTGACGTTCAGGATTTCTGCGATCGCTGGAATATCCAAGATATGCCCAATCCTGTAGATATAGCTAAGACGGTTAATCTTCAGCTAGAGATAGCCGATGTGTTGCTGTTCGTTGGTCGTCTGGCTAAAAAGGGTATTCTAGATGTGGGCAGAATAACTCAGCTGACCCTAGACCTCTGGGGCAGTGCTGATTCCTAATTGCTAGATTTTAAGTTTGTGTAGAAGAAAACCCCCTGACGGGGGTATTTTTTTGGGATTAATCAGCGCGATCGTCTATTTGTAGCTCTTCCTCATGAGTCATCTCCATTGGCTAGAATAATCAAGATTTCTTGAAAAAGAGTGTCGATCTTGTCAATCTTTTTCAATGAGAGGCTTTTAAGAATGACAGGTTGATTTATAGCAGAATTGATCTTCACTAACTGTTGATAGGCTTTCCTCGCCTTGACGATTTTATCTAGAGCAGGATCATCCCCCGCATAAAGACTGTAACTGTAAAATGCGTGACCGAACGAGTCTCCTGACTCAAATTCACGGGGGAATTTAACCTCACCGTTATCCCCACGCTGTCCGACTGCGGTAAGTTTAGTCACCCGCACGATTTCGTATTCTTTTAAGACTAAGTCGCGCTCAGTTATCACGCGATCGCCTCTCTCTAATCTCTTGTGCATTGTGCCTCTTCAAAAAACAAAACAGCCCCGTAGGGCTGGCTGATGACTGGCTTCTAGAACAGTTTACCGCCTTGCTTAGGGCGATCGCATTACCCTACCGCTAGGCTTAAGCATCCTACGGGACGCAGACCGGGGGGATTATTAATCCCGTCATACACTATATCCTGCACATTGGCGAGGCGCGAGGTGTCTAGCCCTAGCGCGGCTGCTGCACTTTTAAATAGTGCACTCACGACAACGATATCCTCAGCGATCGCGCCGTAGTCGTCTACAGCTACAAAAACTTGCCCCCCTTTGAGAAAGGGAACATCGAATGTCACCTCACGGTTTTTCTGGACCGCGTTTAAAAGTTTCCCGCTAGGGGGGATTTCTAGGATGGGGGTAGCTCCTCCTTTTAAGATTAGCTTCCGCACTTCGGGGACGGCGAGGGAGTCTTCTTCTCGGTAGATATAGATGGGGTGGGGAGTTGCGTTAAAGAACGTAAGCATTGGTTGACCTCGCTTTTGTTTACATCCCTAGCATAAGTTTTTTATGCTATCGCGTAAATCCGTAGATATACTGAATTTTACCGCGCTTCTATCGGGGGAAATTTTCTTGTTTCTACTGAGCAGCAGCACCGCCCCCCGCAAAGGCAATCTACCCCAGGCGGGACAACCTGCGATAGAGGTAGCCAGCCTTGGAGAGAATAGCCAATACATGGCTGGCAGTGATTTTTACAGTTCCCTAATCGCCGCCGCCCGTAATGCTGTCCAGATTGTTCCCTGAGTGTCAGGTTAGCCTTCTCAAAACTCGCTTTAGTTGCCAAGGCGTACTTACTCATGCGATCGCGGGCTTGCTTTTCTGATAGCTTCCCTTCCCTCAAGTCACTAGCAAACCGTCTTAGAGCAGGGTACTCGATAGTTCTCAGATGATTACCTACCTGTAAATAGTGATAAGCAAAGGTGTTATCCTTGCCCCCTCGCCCGAGCCGTGCCATGCCAATATGAGCATCCTTGATCAACAGTGCCGTACTCCTCTGCCAATCCTCTAGGGAGATACTACCCGCGATCGCTTTCCCTAAATTGTCGTCTAGTCTCTTGGCAAGAGATTGTCTTTCCCTGTCTATTATCTTGAATAGTTCAGGCTGTGAGACTTTTTTGCCAGTGGGGTATCGATATGCGATCGCTTCTTTATCCCAAGTCAAATCTTTTTGGGAGTAGGCGTCAAAAATCATGGCAACAAAAAAGCGGGTAAACCCCGCCCTAGCGATGAAAAAACTCAACCATTAAGGAGTAGCCCTTATGAGTACATCCTAGCACTACTCCCCTAGGTACATCTGACGATCATCGGTCACATCGTCTTTATCAAGAATGCGATCGCGGTTTTATGTAATATAGAGTCAGGAAATCAGAGAGACTTACTTGATCTGCGAGGGTAATACCCGGATTAGCTCGGCTAGTACACGGAGTTCCGATAGTGGATTGTAAGGGTTTCCAGCTCCACAGCTAAGGTATATGCAGTAACAAGGGGCTTTAAGCCGCTAGACCGAAGCTTGGAGGTATTTACGCCAGCCACTCCTGATTAAGTTACGGGATAGCCGAGAGGCGAAGGGGGGCTACTCTCTCTATCCGCGATCACGTCATGAGTTAGGCAGAAATTATCCCCGATACGGCATATTTGCAGATTACAAGATACAAGCTTAATCAGGTTTTCTGGAATTGCGATCGCAGGTAAACCCTGCCTAGATACGCGAGGCAACCGATCCAATCCCGAATTGACAAGTGAGATACGGTAATAATCTCAATCCCAACTAAACGGCTATCCTCGGCATAGTAAAAAATCATACAGGTGTGCGGCAAAATCATCTCGGAATCCGCGATCGCATCTTCTGAGAACTTAATATATAGAGCGTCCGCACTAGGATCGTAACTCGCTTTGGGCTGTCGCATTCTATCCCCCTTTGACAACATAATAATTGTAGCTAATCAGGTTTTCTGGAATTGCGATCGCGTCTTAATTGTTCAGCGCGGTCTATCTGTTTTTGGGACTTGCGGAAGCCATCAGGGTTAGGCGTGGTGATATTAAATACCGTGGTATTGGTAATAGGCTGAGAGCGATCGCCCCCGCTACGGCGCACGAATTGATTAGCTGACTTCCCTACTGTCCCCCCTGAGAAGAAATTAGCCACGGAGTAGTTCGGTCTAGCGCGGTTCATCTTCATTTTCTGCCAGTCTCCAGTAGAGCGAAGATGACGGAAAAACCCTGCATCACCGTTACGGGTTGTCAGGACTTCCTCTCCCCGATGAGCAACTATGGGAGTAGCCCCGACCCCTTCCCGTCTCATGGCATCTGCTACCGAGATACCGAGAGCGTAAATATCTTGGGGCGATCGCCCGTCTACTTTGCCCCCCATGAAGTAGTTCCGCACTCCATCTTTGGTTACTGTCCCTCCTAGTTTGGCGATACCGAGATTAGGAGTAAACCCCATCCCCCCGCCGCCCGATGGTACAGAGCCACCGCCTACTCCAGCAAACATCCCAAAAATACGGAAGACTGCGGCTTGTAGTGCCATTTGTAACAGCATTTTCCCGATGCTTTTAAAGAAATTCCCTGCTATCTCCCCTACGTTCTTAAATCCAGTAAAAGCATCCTCGAATAGTTGCCCTAGGGTATTAGAAAGCTCTTGAGCGTAGGGATTAGCCTCTACAAAAGCATTGGTTAGGTCAATATCTCGCATCCGTTCAAGGTCATCAGCGATCGCGCTGTAGGTATCGGGGGTGATCAGCCCGTCTGCCAACTTCCTATCAAGGTCAAACGTATCCTCTTGGAATCGAGAATCAATCCGTAGCCGCGCCGCCTCATTCCGATTGGCGATCGCACTAAACGGATCGCCACTAATCCCCGCCTCGGCTTCTAGCCTATCGGCTCTAGAGTTACTGCGATCGCCTGCCTCTTGCAGATTTAGTTCCCGTCGTCGGTTTCTTTCTGCGAATCCTCTGGCTCGTTGCTCGGTAGCATTCAGGGCATCTAAGGCAGATTTTAGGTCTAATGCTTGCTCCTCTAGCTCCCTGAATGCCTGAAGCTCGGTTTTAATTAGGTCGTTGACCAATTTAGCCGATAACCCGCGCTGTACATAGAGGTCGGCTTCCGCCTCTTTCTCTTTAATCAGTTCGGATTTGTCGCGGGTTTGTCGTTTAATTAGCTCCAGCGATCGCTCTAGCTCTCTCCTCTGAGATTGATATTGTCGCCCTACCTCATCCCCCGCCTGCCTGATCAAATCCTGCTTAGTCAAAGATTGAGTTTCTACTGCTACCAATTCCCTCGCGGTTCTTACCTGTTCCTGTAGGGATTCCTTGGTATCTCTCAGGTATTCAGCGCGATCGCGTATCCTGTCAGCTAGAGCGTTCTCAATCTCTATTAGTGCTTGTTTTTCTTTAAGTTCAGAGTTTTCGAGTTGCGCCTGATTAAGCTGCTTTTGGGATTCAAACTGCTTATTAATCAAGTCGCTTGCAGGACTAGCAGCAACTCGGGGGAAAGAAGAGGATAGGCTAGGAGATTGAGAATTAGCAGGAATATCCCTGATTTCGGTAAATCCCTCCCAATTATCAGCCAAGCCGCTCCGCATGAGCAAGTCGTCAAACTTCTTGTTCCCAGAAGTTTCTACCTGCACTTTAACCTTGACTGTTTGAGTCTTCGGCGTGGATACTGCTACAGGTTTAGCCTGAGTTGTCCGAGCGATCGCGGTTGACACTGCCAAGGGCATCGCCTTGATGGTTTTATCGAAAATGCCGATGACATCTAGCCTTTGAGAGAACCTATCCTGATTGAAAACATGACCACGGTAGCGAGTGCGGCTAAAGTTCTGAGACGGGTCATTAAACGCGCTAGGGGTTCTAAATCCCGTAGCTCCTAGCAGTTTCCTATTATTGCCTACTGCTTTAGCCAATTCTTCAGTGTTCAGGGCGAGAGCGATCGCGGCTTCGGCTTGTTTGAGTTGGGATTGAGTAAGGCGGCGATTGATAGAGCCGTTTGATACGGGTTCAAACTGACCTCGCCCCATGATGATGTCGTTGAGACTGCCAGAACGAGCGTTATACGTCCCTCCCGTCACCTTCCCTGATTTAATCAGTGCTTGCCGATTCAGAACAGCCCGAGCCACTAAAGCCTGTCCTACTAGCCCCTCGCTTTTGGCTTCTGCTATGATCAGCCGCTTAAATAAGTCCATCTCAGAGCCTTTCGCCCCCGAGATGCCCCCTCTCCCTAGCGGCGGGGGCGGCGGTAGTTGACCACGACCACGAGAGAACGGCATCGCCGCATTAGACGGGACAGGTAAGCGATCGCCGCTAGGGATGCTAAAATTACCCGCCTGATTAGCCGCCTTGGTCAGGGATACCCCCAACTCTTCCGCCCGTTGCTTCAGGGAGATAAACTGGTCTTTTAGCTGAATCGCGCTCCTTATCTGGTCTTTTCTGGCGGCTTCCTCCTGTCTCTGTAGGTCTATCGTGGCATTCATCAGCCCTATTCGTTGCTGCTCTAGCGATCGCATCTGTTCAGCGCGGCTTCTCTGGGAATCCGCGATCGCTTCCTGTAGATTCCGCAATTCTCGCATTGATTGGGTTAGCTGTTGAGTAGCCTGATTCTGGTCTAGCTTGAGCCGTTCGGTGTTTAGGTTGGCATCGTCAAGTTTAGAGAATTGCTCATTGAGAAAATCGCTTAAATCCTTGACAAACGAGCCAGATCCGCGCTCTAGCTGAGAATCAAAAGCTATCTTCTTGGTTAAGCGGTTGTTCTCAGTCTCTACCTCTTTGAGTTGCTGTTTAATCTGGTTAAAAGTAGTCGTTAGAGAGGTAATCATATCGGAATATTGCTCCGCAAACCCCCTCACTTCCCTTTCTGCCTGTCGGTTAAAATTCTCTATTGCCAGCGCATAATCTATTCTCTGTTGTACCAAGGCATCCCGCGATCGCTGTAGGGATATTTGAGATTCCTGCTGTGCAGTATAAAAGTCCTGTGCAGCAAAGGTATAATCTCTCTGCTGATTAGCGAAGTCTCTTAAGTCAGACTTTCTTTGTTTTTCTAGCAGGAATGATTCTTTCTCTAAGTTTATTCTGTCTAGGATATTTTTATTTATTAGCTCTTGTGTTTCTAAAATATCCCTGAGTGCATCTAACCCTTTTTGAAGCTGCACAGGTACTTGCCCGTTGGCATCTTTTAAAGTTTCTTGCGCTCTATCGATGTCTCCCGTACTAGCACTATCAAGAGAACTTCCTAGCCCTGATTCAAGCTCTCGTTTCGTGTTGTTACTAAAGCTAGATATAAATCTCTTCCGTATATTTAGCCTTTCTCTATAGAATAATTCTTCTTGCTTCAAGATTTGTTGCTGGCTTGACATACTCTGCTTTGCAGATTTAAACTCCCCTTCTTTATTCCTTAAGGCATCTAATGATGATTTGGCAATCTGTATCTGCGATTGAATACGCTTAACCTGAAGGGCATAATCTTGATTGGTTATCTGCGTTGTATCCCGCAGAAACTGAGTTGATATAGACTTGACTTCCTTGTTTAAGTCTTCAGATGCTTTTTTAGCCGCAGCTAATGATCTGGCAAGCAAATTAATATAGTTGGTGACTTCTTGGACTCCTTGCGAATCTCCTATTCTGCCCAACTCATTCCTAATTTCTTTGGCTCTTTCTATTGACTGTTTAAGTCCGTCCTCTCCTTGCGGAATAAATTCAAATTGCACATCTTCAATCCGAGTAGATAACGCTTGACTATTTTGATTCAAAAACTCTATGGCAGCATCTGCATTGCCATTAAACTTTTTATTCAAATCTTTAACTCTCGCGTCATCAGCCGACAAATTTCCTGTTTGATTTATAATCCTAATCGTAGTCTTGATGTCGTCTAATTGCTGTTGTAGCTTGCTTATGTCACCAATATAACGCTGAGTCTCCTTCTTGTCAAACAGATTCTGTGTTTTTAGTCTAATCTCGGTCATCAACTCATTTAATGCCTTTCCTTTATCCTCTAATTCCTTTAAAGTTTTCATCTCTTCAACACTGATTAAATCCGTATTGAGTCTGCGATCGCCCTGCCTACGATAGTTAAAAGTATTGATGTAATGATCGAGGAATTTCTCCATCAAGGTTTTATCCTGCTCTATTTTTACCTTAAAAACAGGAGGCTTTAACCTCGCCAATTCGGAATTAATAAAATCTACTGATACTCTGGTAGTTTTCGCTAGGTCTTTTAATGCTTTTGACCCCATAGAGTTAAAATACTCAAGTGCTTTAACTGCTCCATATATAGATACTCCCAATACGACAAATAGCCCTGTAGTCGCGATCGCTTCTGACAATGCAGCCAAGCTAACCACGGAAAATTTAGTGAGCGCAGCTATCATGAGAGAGAATGCTTTCTGTACGATGCCAGAAGTAGCAAGGATAGTTAATCCTAGTGCGCCGACAGAAGATCCAATGACAGCGATTATCTCAGGGATTGCTTTACCATTCTTGGCTATCGTCGCCGTCAGTTGATTTAAAGGAGGTAAGACTACATTTAATATATTTGCGGCGAATTCCCCAAATCCGATACTAATCTGCTCTAAGTTGCTCTCCAACAAGGACATCTGCCCAACAAAGGTATTTTTGTTCTGCTCTGCTCCAATTGAAAAAGCATCCTTCATTCTCTTGCTTAATTTTGGTAATAGGTCAGAGGCTAAAACCTCCCCGCTTTCAACCATCTTTAAAAATTGTGCCTGACTTATTCCCATTGCCTGAGCAGATTGAGATATAGCAGTAGGCAGTCGTTCTCCTAGTTGTAACCGCAATTCTTCTAGTGAGACTACTCCCTTAGATCCCATCTGCTGAACAGCAAACAAAATCCCGTTAAAGGACTCCTCGTCTAACCCCAAAGCCGCTCCTCCCACTGCGAATCCCTCTAATATTTGCGCGGTCTGCCCTTTTAAATCCGTGAAATTAAATGCTGCCTGCAATCCCGCAAAGTTTTTCTGCAACACAAGCGCATTAGTCCCTAGGCTGTCTGCTAAGGTTTTAATCCTAGCTAGGGAATCCTCTGGGGCGGGGAATGACAATGCCTTAAGCGTGTTCAGCGTCTTAGTGACTTCTTTAAATAAAACTAATCCTTTCTTGCCTTCTTCAATTAACCCCTGAAATATATTAACACTTGTCGCGCTTAATACCGCGCCGACCGCAAGTTTACCGATATTGCTTACAACGTCTTTAAGCTTGCTAACTTGTGCATTTATTTTGTTGTTGACAGTATCTTTTCCCTTGTTTTCTATGCTGTCAACAAAATCATTGACTCTGTCCTTTGCTTTGTTCATCCCCTCATAAAGGATAGTTAATCCTCCTACGAACCCCAGTCCTACATTTCGCCCTATTTCCATAAACACACGAGATGGAGACTTAATCCCTAGCGCGTCTTTAACCGTACTGGGCAGTGCTTCCGCGATCGCTTTCATCTCGTCCGTGAGATTTCCCTCTTCATCCAAAAGCCCTACCTTAATTCCTTCAATAATATCTTTCCCAATGCCCTTTAAGCTCCCTTTATTCTGTGCTATAGGGTCGATAGACGTAAGAAGTTTTTGGAGTGCCTTCTCGATCTCCTGCTTATTGCTTCCTGATATTATCTGCAAAGAAGCTTTTTTGACTAACTTCTTGCCCAAGTCAGTTTTCACGTTAAACGCATTTTCTAACTGCGATGCAATGGGTTTAGCCTGCAACTGTTTAATCTTCTCTAACTGCCCTTCAGCTCGTCCACCTTGCGCGGTCACGAATCCTTTTGCGCTCTGAATAGACGCTCCTGCCCCTCCAGATGCGATACTCGTAGGCTCTCCAGCTGACTGCAATACTTTCAGCAATTCGTCTAAATCCGTCTTGGCTTGATTCTTAGCCGCTATCAATTTGAGGGATTCTTGTTTAGCCTGCTCTAAATCCCCTGTATCAACTAATTGCTTGATCTCTTGATATTTGGCAGAAAACCAATCTCGGATAGACTTCGTTTTGTCCTGAACTACTTTAATGTCTTTAAAATTCCTATCCCGTTTAATAACATTTTTTAAGTCCCTAGTAGCCGTCATGACAGGAACTGAATCTGATAGTTGTCCATTTGACTGCGCCCTTTGATGGGGGAGAGTATCCCGAGGTAACCGAGCAGTAGGGAGGATCTGATCGCTTGCATCCAATGGAGATATGAGCTCTATGGGATCAACGGGTATCAATTCCTTGGTAGCTTGAATAGTTGAGTGCATTTCTTCCAGCACATCCAGACTATCCTGTAACGCGCCGCCATCAAATATCGCTTCATCTAAATTCTTGGTCACTTCCGCAATATCCTTGATGTTTCCTAGGATTATCTCAATGACCTTATCATTTTCAATATAGGCAGAAAAGCTATGCGAGGCAATCCCCTCGATAGGAGTATTAGGCGACGATAACGCGACAGGTTTTAACGCGAGTTCCGCCAACCGTAGAGGGTCTTTTTCCCCAATATACGCAGAAAAGTTCGCGGGGGCAGTCTTCCCTATTAGCCCAGGAGTAGCAAGTGCAGTGCCTGAAACCCGCCCTAGCCCTGCTTGGTTCGCTAGTCTTGTCGCCTCCTCTGATACGAATCCCCCTCCTGAATATCCAACAAACGAAATGTCAGCGTCAGGATTAATCTTTCTAGCCGCGATCGCATTGGCAAGCATCGTCACAGCGTCTTTGTTCTCGCCCGCTAACCCCTGTCCCGTAGGTTGTGCGATCGCCTCACCTGCCCACTGCAAAGGATTTTCCCCTACAGACACAGATAGGTCAGTCTCTTTATTCTCAACGGGAACAACAATAACCCCCTCTTGAGTAATTGCATCCCTGACAGCGTTGGCAATATCTTTAGAACCTTCTCCTCCTTTCCCTGCGAATCCTCCAGAAACAAAGATAATTTTTTTTGCTTTTTCTAAGTCTGGAGTGTTGAAACTAATTGATTCTGCCTTCGTCTTGGCTTCCTCAATCGACACTGGCGATCGCAGTTCTTTTCTGGCTTTAACCAAGGCATCCACAGGCAATGTGCCTACTTTGGCGTAGGACTCTATTACCTCTAGCATCTGAGACGCTGCTTCTTGCGCGCTAGAAGAGCTCCCCGTAGAATAAAACTCGTCAAGTGTTCTAGTAAGTCTTTCTAGGGACGCTGAAGCGTCTTGAGATGCTTGCTTAATATCGCTTATCCCTTGCTGTCCTGCGTTTGTTTGCAGATGAGTATTAATATTCTTTTGAGCAGTAGAAACGGCTTTCCCCGCCATCTTACCTTGAAATGCCCCGAATGTTTCCGTGGCATTCATTCCTGTTTCTTTGTCAAAACTACGGAATGAATTTCTAACCGAAATGTCTGCTAAGGAATAAGCAGTCCCCGCACTATAGTTTTTCAAAAAAGCCGCGGGTGCAGCGAATGCTTTCGCTAAAAACCCTTCTCTATTCTGCGCCGATTCTCTAATAGCTGTCAGAATTTGCGATAACAGTTCAATAGCCAGCATAGAAGCAACTCCCCCTACTTGCTTGCTATTGTCAGAGCTACCCCTCTTATGCTGAGTGTTGATCGCTACTGAGTAATTGCCTGTTACTGAATCCAAATCTTGTTTTAGTTGAGTCAATCCTGATGAATCAATAGACGGAGCTATTCTATTAGCTAAAATTTTCTCTTTGGTTTTTGTATGATAGCTAACGACTTCATCATATTGTATCTTTAGCTGATTTAGATTTTTTGTGTTAATCTCGGGGGCAATCGCATTATCTTGGAGCACGTCGCTGGCTTTATTATGCGCTTGAGTCGTGTTTTTTAGCTCTTGCCGCAAAACACCTAGGTTAGACACATTAACAGATGGAGTGATTGGAATATTGGCGGCTTTTCTCGTAGCGGCTAAATGGGCAATCTTAACATCAAGCAGCCTATTTAATTGATGTAAACCGCTCAAGTCAACAGAAGGCGACATGATCGAGTTGTTTACTGCGTCAATTTGCTTTTCTAGCTTTTTCAGCTTTTCCTCAAATTTAGAGGTAGAAATATCGACACTATAATAAACACTTCCGACTTCCATAATACCCACGGGGATAAAGAGCTATCCTTATTGTACTATCTTTTTGGTTTTGTCTAACTTATGGACAGAATCGCGCCTATAATGGCATCCCGCGATCGCTTTTCTACCTGAGCTAAAACATTTATAGCTTCATCTATCGCGGATCGATAGCCATCAGATTGACTATTCACAGGAACTAACAATAAATAACCATCTTCAGGATCATCGTCCTGCAAGCAGTCTAAAAACATCCAAGTTTGACGATCTTGGGATATTTTCCCCGCGCGAAACCATCCTGTACTAGACAAATAGATAGAAACTTGTACGGGATGAATTTGATATACATTCTGCAACTGACTCATAAAAACGCGATCACGCTAGGGATTTTTCTTCATGGATTCTAAAATTTTGAATAGCTCCTCATTGTGAAGAAAGGCTTTTTCAACCAAGGGAGGTAATTGCCTAGCGGTTCTCATCTCCCAGAAGGTATTTACTGCCAACTGACTAACCCCATGAGTGTCTACCTCACTATTATCCTCTAGAGGATAGGGGAGATATTTATCTAGGCTCAAATCAGGCTTGGAATCCCCGAAACTAGCCGCGATCGCTTCTATCAAAAGAGCCAATTTAGCGGTAGGAATATTAGCGATGTTGACGGATTGCGATCGCCGTTTGTGTTGTTGATGCCATAATTCTAGGCAGTAAGTACAGGGGAGCAGGGAGAATTTCTGCCAGTCAGAGGGACTGTAAAGCCCCCATGAGACAAAGTCATTAAAGACATCAAACCACTTAACTAAACCGTTTCTGATGGCTCTAGCTGTTTCTCTATATTTTGCTTGCCACGCTTTCCCTTAACCTCAACTTCAATCGTTGGTTCTTCCTCCGCGATCGCTCTCCAGTGACTCATCTCACCTTCGATATATTCCACAATCTGATCCGCAATAGAACGGGGCAGGGCGAGTGTCCATTCAATCCGCCAACTAGGAGTTAGACGCTCTTGGAGGATGGTTGTCATCCGTCTAGCAGGAAGGGATGATTCCCCCGCATCCTCGGCGAAGAAACCTACCATAAACTGTGAGATTTGCCCCTTTAATTCATCGGATAATTTGTCCCATTTTTGGGGGTCGGTTAATACCCCTGTGGCTAATTCCTCACTTATTCCTAGCTCATCTCCAATCATCGCCGTTAGCTCTAATCTGCGAGAGTTGAGAAGGCGATCGCTTCTCATCCCCAAATCTTCTTTGATGGATAGATCATAGAGCTTGGGAAGTTTTATAACTGCGCGATCTTCGGGCATTAAAGCGATGAGGTTAGCCACCAAGGAATTTTGATGATTTCTTACCAAGAAGACTAAATCATTCTCTTCTATCTGAATCTCAAAGCTGTCATCTACTGCGGCTTTAGCAAGAATATCTTCAAATTTATACATAGAGTTCTTTGATTTCTAGTGGGTTATCTTTCATGATACAGGTAATAGGCAAGGGAACTTTTATCACTTGAGATGGCAACTCAATAACTCCAATTCTATATCCGTCTCTCGTGACGAGCGATCGCGTGGGGGATTGAATACCAGGGGAAAAATAGGCGAGGTTAGAAAAAAGCTTTCCCCTGATAATCTGACAATCGAGCAAGAGAACCAAGGGAGCAGCGAAATCATCTGAGAGAACGTTAAAGCGCATTAAGTATTAGGCAAAATAACATAGTTTTCGGGAGCCCCTACACCGCTTAAAGTTGCGTTAACCATCGCTAAATCGTTAGCGGCGTGGGGCATGGAGAAGTTTTGAACATAGGCAACTCCCTGCTGCGCTCCTGGACCCGCGCCCTCGCTCAAGGTTGCCCCAGTGTCATCGGTAAAGGAGAGGAAAGGTGCGTATCTAGTCTGCCAGAAAACATTTCTTCTGCCAGTGCCAATCGTGCGGAAAATGTACAGGGTGGGATCTGTGGACACCATCCGACCATTCAGGGGAATCGTATAATCGCGCTCTACAACAGCCTTAACCCGATAAAGCGACTCTCCCGCGTTCCGAGAACCCGCATCCGTTCCAGAAGTCTCAGGAACACCTCCATCAGCACGGAAAAGCACAGGAAGCATCCCATAGGTTTTGGCAGTATCTCCGTCAGCCAGTGCCTCAATGACGGGGAGAACCGGCACAGTAGTAGCGGATGAGGTAACCTCCGTAGTGGTGGCAATCACAACAGGATCTTTAGAACCGAACTTAAGCACATCGCCAGCATAAAGCGTAATATCTGCACTAGAACTTACGGAAATACTGGTCGCATCAGCAGCAGCGATCGCCTCAGAACTGATAGTTACAGCAGTAGGGCGCGAAGTGCCAGGCAACAAGGTTTTGATCCAAAATTCTAGCTGATCTCCCCTTACCTCTGTCCCGATAGGATTTCTCCCTAATTCGTATACTGGCAAGGTTGCATATTCAGCCAAAGTAATAGGCATACGTTTACTCCGTTAATTTAATCCTTTTTCTCTTATTGTACTTATTTCTATACCATTTAAGTAAATATGTTCCCACTATGCATTTAGTACATTTGAGTTAAATCATCAAAAGTGATCGCGGGGATGGGAGCATCTAGGTAGAATAATAATGTCTTTTCAATCAATAGAATATATGCGTTATATCCGTCAAAGCACAATGGATGAGGGGCTGTGGAATCATGTAGATTTTTATAATAAGTATCAATTGCCTACACGATTAGATGATACGGTTGTTATTGACGTGGGATGTCATATAGGTCAATTCGCTAATGCTTGCTTACGGCGGGGCTCTAAGTTTGTCTATGGCTACGAACCTCACCCCGAGAATATTGAGTTAGCAGTTAAAAATTTAGGAGAATATCGAGAAAAGATTTGTCTACAGCCTAAAGCAGTCTGGCGGTCTGATGTGGCAGTAGAAAGCCTAAAGCATACAGGATTCGATTACAACACGGGAAGCGGGGTAGTGTATGACCCCGACGGGTTTCTCCCCGTTGAGGTTATCTCCCTACAAGACGCGATCGCATTGGCTCTTAAAACCTATCCTCAAGTAGATATTTTGAAAATATCCTGCAATGGCTCAGAGTATCCTACCCTGCTGACAACTTCCCTAGATGGGGTGATTAATGTCATCGGTGAGTACAAAATTTTTAAAGAAGTGCCTCCCCTCCTACAAGAGCTAGGGGAGCTTACTCCCGAGAGTCTCTGGGATTATTTCAAAGGTCAGGGATTTAATTTTGAGTACGAGCAGCTAGACGATGGGTGCAATCTAGATACTGCTCGTTTTATCGCCGTAAGAAATATGTAATGCAGCGCGATCGCGTCTTTCGAGGCAGTTCCGTAAATACACGGATGTACATTTCTAGCAAAGAAGTTATTATAAAAGAGTAAACAAGCGAGGTAACAATCATGCTACGCACTAACAACCTAACCCAACAAGACGCTCAAGCGATTTGTGACACCTGCTACGAGACAAGATTTGAACTCCCCGAAGGGATGTGGGAAGCGATCGCGGATGCCCAATCTCTAAAAGGGGAACAGTTTATAGAAGCCGTTGAAAATGCTTGTGCTGATTACGGATGGGGCTATACAGAATAAAAAATAATTAAATCATTATTAAGAGCGATCGCATATCAGGGCGATCGCTCTTCTTTTATAATCCGCAATGTCCCCCGCAGGTTTTGTCAAGCCCAAACCCATAAACCTCACCCAGTGGCAAGGATAGCTGGTCAATGACCGATGATAGTGGCTGTCCCGATGAATGAACAAAACACGGATTATTAACCTGATTCCGGTTCGATAGATGCCTAATCTTATTATCTAACTCAACTGCCCTCAAAAACTCTTGAGGATCTTCCTGCTTCCGTCTCATCCATTCACTAGGGCGTGTAAAGGGGCAAAAATAACACGCACTTTTGGGGATAGGATAACCAAGCTTGTAAGTGCCATATATTGAGCAATCCACCGCGTTCCAGTTAATAGCTAACAAAGGATATTGATTAACCAGCCACCTAACAGGACTGTTTGCCGTTCGGTTGCTCTCATCGGTACTAATGCCCAGCCAGAGATTAGCGGAGTCTGTGACCCTTTCTCCTTTTTTGTACCCAAGCAGTTCTCTGATTTTTTGATGGATCGGCTGCACTTTAAACTCATTAGTACATTGCCTTTTAAGCATTCCTACAGTCCCATCAATACCCTTCGTAAACCAAGGAACAGTGGTCACACCCCTTGCCTCGATAGCATCAATAGGTTTAAATTTTTCTCCTTGTTTTGCATTATTTACTATATGAAATTGATATCCTGCGTCAGTCAACTTTTTCCGCATTGTGTCAACGTGCTTGTACACCTTAGCAGGTTCAGCCCCAGTGTCGGCAAAAATAATATGGTTAGGAAGTGTTAGCCCAGCATCAGTGAATTTATCGGGCTGCTCTATTAAGAGCAGCCCGATAGCGGTTGACTGCCTTCCGCCCCCAAAGGAAAAAAAAGTCTTGTCGTCTAACATGGTTGATTTACCTCCAATTCTGGCTTACGTACAATCCTGCATGATCTCGGTTATTTTGATGCGATCGCGGATAGGAGAACAATAATAAGCAAACCCCCAATAATAAGGATTGAAAATAATCCCAGCGCATTTAAGAATGAGATGGCAAATCTAATCATTTTTTCTTCTTGTGATGCCTGTTGAATACCGTGCCGACAAACAATAATAGGATTGTCCCGAGCATCCCTAACAAAACCGCTCCTGTTAGCATAGGGTACTTAGCCACATAGTAGCCGCCTAACAGACACCCTGAAAACTCAAGAGCTAGTTTTAAGTTTGTAACGATTAAGGCCCCTGCGAATACTCCAAGAGCAAGCGAGATAACGATCATGAAAGGCAATTGCAGATGAAAAAGCCCTACACCAAGACAGACAAATAAAACAGGCAAAGGGTCTAGTTTCTTAATCATTGATGCCGTCTCCCTTCCCATACATGATAAATATTGACACTCCCCAGCCTAAAGGCGTGGGGATTCTTGGGCTGAATCTTGCCTCTACTAGCAAAGCTAATTTTGGTCTTACAGTTTCATGCTAGTCCGACTACACCTTTTACAGCAAGCACTCTTATGGACTACTCCCCAAGCGTAAATTCGGGTATGCCCTACCCTATTTAATTTTTTTTCTCCCACCTATGCCATATTTTGTGTTAGAGGGCAGTGAGGTATTGGGGCAATCCTTTTAGGATTGGTGACACTAGCCTTTTAGCAACGGTCAGTTCGCGTGCCACGACTACACATCTGATTTTCCGCTTACCTCTCATCTTACTACAAAGCCGTGCTAAAAGCACGGGGTTTTTAACCCAATTTTTCGATAAATCCGAGGACGACAACACTAGCGATCGCGCCAAAGACGATAGCCTGATAAGCGAACCATAAAACTACTTGCTTAATTAATAGAATCATCGATTAGTTTCACCACGTAAACGACAATAACGACACATAAGAAAAGAAGAGATAGCCAATAGAACATAATAATAAGCCCCCGAAGGGGCGATCGCATTGCACTAAATAGGAGCGGGTTCTTCCTCTACGGGAGGTTCTGGAGTCGGCTCGGGTTCAGGAACAACATCCGCAGGAGTTTCAGGGGCGGGAGCTGGCTCAGGTTCTGGAGTCGGCTCGGGTTCAGGAGCATCAGGGATGAAACTTGCCACGGTAGCATTAAATTCCCCTACCTGAGACTTAATCCCCTCAATATCAGCAACTACACCCGCGATCGCGGTTTTGGCGGCATCAACACCTTCTAGTTGCTCTAACTTTTCCTGGACTTGTGTTAGTTCGGTGGCTACGGTCTGAGAGAGGGTAGCGATCTCGGTTTTCAGTCCCTCTACAGAGGTTAAAAGAGATTGGACGGATTCAGTTAGCATATCGATTTTATTGGCTAAGGTTTGAACAAGTAAGAGGATTGAATCGATAACTGGAGAATCCAGATCGACAGGAATCTTTAGGTATCCCATAAGTCAACGTTTTGGGTACTCTTTGATATTACCAAAGGCGACCTCCTCGACTTGCGAAACGGATACTCACGGCGATCGCTTGCGAGATAACCCATAATGTCTGCAATGTCGTCTGATAGCTCCCCGTTCTTTTTTCCGAGTTCCAGGAGGAGAGCTTCAACCCTCAACTCAAGATTCCTAAATCTCTCATTTACGTACTTCTCAAGCTCAGGGGTAGCCGCCTCCTGATTATCTATTCTCCTCTCTAGTTTCTCCAACTTTTCCCTAATGTGATCCATCGCCTCCGTATTCCTATCTATTGCGCTGATAAAATGCCCCATTTTCCGAAAAACCTTCCACAATCCCCCTAACAACCCGCCTCCTACCGTCAGCGTCACCCCCGCCGCGATCGCTACCCAATAATCACTAGGTAGGAACATAAAGGCGGCTGGCAACTCAGGAGGAGGGCTGGACGATTGTCCCGTAACCGATAATGTCTGCATATCAATACCTATAAATACTTGCATACTCATTCTAACGAGACTAGCAAGAACTAACTCTGTACTATAGTATATTTGCTCAAAACATCTTCCCCGTTTCTATTGACAGCTACGGGGAATCCTGTTAGATTGAGAGTGTAAAGCAAAGGAGAAAACAAATGGCTACCAAAATTTTTATAGATGACAACACCTTAAATTTTAACGCTGGCAACCTTGCTAGTGTTGCCGACTACGAGACAGCAGATCGGTGCATTGCCAGTATTTTTGAAGCCTTGGAAGAGGGCGAGGAAATTGAATTAAAAGAAGGTTTATTTAAAATTGATGATGCGCTAGACATTATCAAATAGCCAACCGAAACCTAGGGGCATCGCCCCGATGGTCTGCCAGATGGCTCAATGCTGGCACTGATGAGGATTTATGTGGATTAAAATCGTTTCCTTGCTCAACAAGGACATACCTTGGTATAAGCCAGAGTATGCAGTCAATAGAAACTTTGACGAAAGAGCAGATGCAGAAAGATTTATAGCTAAAAAGCTTCTTTCTTTAAGCGAGAATTTCATCCCTAGAGAGGCGGAGTGCATTTTCTATCTGATGGAAGATAGCCAGCTTTGGGGAGACAAAGGCATCTGCCTAGGAGTGGGGTTTTTCCCCGAAGACAAAGACCATAAGCTATGTCTGGCACACAAGCCACGACATCTCGCAAAATTGATATCTAAATCGGTATTTGTTGTCAACCCCGCTCGGGGCAGGCAACAACGGACCTATTACGCGGAGTACCAAGAGGGAAACGTGGAGATCAGAAAAGAAGAGTATGACTCCCTAGATGTTCCCGCCTATTGGTCGGGAATGGAAACAGGAGGTTCAACCTTCAGATACGGGCGGAAGCCTAACTGACTAATCCCCCGCGATCGCGCTCGGTAGCCCTACTAGGTACTAGGTCCGACTCCTAGGCGATCCGCTTGCTCCCTAAACTGTTATTCAGGGGAGCTTAATAAAATGGAATTAACATTGCGTAACTGTGTAATTATCCCTTCCGCATGGACAGAAGGACAAAGCAAATCGTTTCGGACTCGCAAGGGGATAAGTTATGACGAAGTTTGCGCGAACTTCATCAGTGATGAAGTTCTAGAAGAATTTCGGGCGCAATTAGACCCGCCATGCCCGCCATCTTTGCAGCCCTTTTTGCAAGAAGGAAATTTTAAATTTCCTTCGTGGAAAAAACAAACAGACTTAATAAGTGTCACTTGTTACTGGGATGGGAATTTGTCTATCCGTTCAAAACATCCTGATTTAATAATTCATGGGGAAAGCCCTGCTATCTCTCGAAAGGTAAATAAAACACTTTCTGGTCAATGGTATCAAGAGGAGTGTTTAATGAAGATCGGAAGTGGCAGAGATGCCGCGAATGCCAAAATAGAGCGGTGGTACGCAGAAGAAATAAAGCGCGTAAATCAAGCCAATGAGGAAAAAGAAAAACTCATAGCTTGTGTAATCCAAGAACGCCAAAAATGGTGTGAGATAATTCTGCCTTTAGCGATCAAGAAACAAGATTATCCCGATTATTTCAATCGGACGCGAACCCATAAATCAGGAACGAACAGTTACCCATTCGGGACATTCTATCCTCGAAATGCAGGAGGAAAATTTTTCTGGGTTATCTTTAACTAGCGATGGCAGGCTTCAAAATGCAATTCTCCATCATCCTAATCCGCTCCTCCTGCGTAGAGGAGTTTTTTGCTTTCCTCACCCAGCACAACCTCGCTGCTGAGGATGAGGGACAGCCCCCGTGGGCTGCTAGTGTCGTAGGGCGATTTGATATAGCAGGGATTAGTATCACCCGCCTTGCCCTAATTTCAACCGCCCCGCCGCCCGAGGAGCTAGAGATTCCTATTGAGTTTTCTATGCCCATTCCTGAATCGCGCTATTGTCCTGAGTGTTTTGGAGAAGGGAATTTCAACCCATTACATCCTCACAACAAATCAGGATGGTGTAACAAACACCGAGAGAAAAACCCCGAGCGCACTAAACGAAAACTCAAAAAAATTTAACCGCGATCGCGCAGGTTCAAAACCTGCTCCCTTGGGTAGTGCAAGGGCGATCCGCTTGCCCTCAAAATTGTTGTTCAGGAGGGTTGAATGAAATGAACATTTTACTGCTCAACCAGGTCAAGCTCCTCCTAGAGGATCGTGGAGGAAAGTACGCGCTGTGTTCGCTACACGGCGACAACAACGTTTTAGCTTGGATTCCCAAGCAATGCTTTGTCGTTGAAAAGATAGAGAAACTTTTTGCAAAGAATATCGATTCTCTGAGTGGTGTAGTGACAAACACACTCATCCAAATATCAAACTACTACACGACAGAGAGGGGCGAACATATCGCACGGGAACTATATTTCCCACGCATCAAGGAGACGCTTTTACGCCATCTTGAAACCCAAAAACTCCTCACCCTGTGGGGAAAATCCCAAGGATGGGATGAAGAAATAAATATACACTTCGGGTACGAAGAAATAAATATACACCAAGGAAATTACAACCGATGGGGGAAAAGTTACCGCGTGTACTATAACGCGCAGAAACTATTCACAGAGATCACAGATGTCAAATAATTTAATTAATTTAATCCGCGATCGCCTTCGGCACTGCTACGTGATCGCATTTTCGGCTCTACTCGGGCTAGAATAGAAAAAGCCCTAGGGTTACTCCTAGGGCATTAAATGATTACCAAAAAGGATGGATAGATGAAACTAATTACATTTAACACTCGTAATACCTTCATCAAACTTGATTGGGAGATTCTAGACAAGTGTAAGGATAATTGTACCGCATTACTCCTAGGGTTTTTCCAGTTCAAGGCTAATGGACTGATTTTATGCCAACAGCATCAGTACGCTGAACACATCGTCATTGAGGATGTAACGGTACAGTCCCTAGTCTCGCAGTTCAAAGATACTTTCTGCTACAGAGCGATCGCGCTACGGCTTCAGTACCTGCACGAGATGGGATTAGTCCTCAGAATCAAGAGCGAAGCTTCTAAGCTCGGAAGCGTCTATAAGGTTTGCGCGAAAAAAGCCGAGGGCATCCTAGCCGATGATATTCCCTCTTACCCTGAATGGTACAACGCCTTAAAGCGATCGCGGTCGGCGAAATCCCAGAAAAAGACGGCTCAAAATTTTTTACCCGTTTCTTGTGACATAAATCAGAAGAAACGGGATTCAAGTTCTTGTGACATAAGTCAGGAGATTTCTTGTGACATAAGTCAGAAGAACGGCGATCGCACTTATATACCTAAGAAGTTACTCTCTCTAGAAGCAAATCAATCCGAGAGAGAGAGCCAAAAACTTTCTGTTCAAAATTCCGGATCGGATCTAGGGTTGGAATCTCCAAACCTCGATCCAGTTCCAACACTCCTCGCTACGTTTGAGACGATCCCCCCAAACTCAAACGCAGGAACAAGAAAAACCGCTTCGCTTGAAACGGATCGTGATCTAAAGTCTTTCGCCGATGAGAATGATTTTCATTCTCAAAAACACTCCCCGAAGAAACGGGCTAAAACGGAAGCGATCGCGGTTGATGATGGAATAGACCTAAACGGAAAACAAGGGGGCTTAAAACCTCGCCTAGCCACCTTAGAGGAAAGGGAATCAGAGGTAAGGGAAAGGTATCTGGAAGATAACCCGCGATCGCTGTTTGAATCGTTGACTGAGGAGATTGAATTTGTGCGATGGGCTGAGAAGGAATTAACGCGGTACGAAGGGAATCGCCTTGGATTGCCTAGTATCAGGGCGATTGTCAAGGCTCTAGCCAAGAATCTCAGAGAAGGGAGCGCAGATGGGGCGGATGCCTTGCGGCTTGATGACTTCAGAGCATTTAAGCAGAAACGAGCCAACCCAGAGCCAGAACTAGCCACCTCAACTAGAATGCCTCGCAGGAGTTGGCTTGGATAGCGATCGCTTTAGTCGATTTTCCGACTATAACGGGGTTCTTTTAGACGATTTTCCGACTAAAGTACAGTCGATTTTCCGACTAAAACGAGAGAGCGATCACGGTCATGGCGCACGGCTAGGCTGAACAGGAAAGACTAGGAGGAAAAATGTTAGATAAGATTATCGAACGAGAGATTAAAAAATCTTTGATAGATGCCGACACGAGAATAAACCCAGATTTTGTCAAGGAGACTAAAGACATGATTACTGGACTTATTGACGGGCATGAGATCCCTGCTATTCAAAAAGCCGCCTTTATTGATACCGCGATCGCGTTCGCGGTTAAGCATGGGTATGGGGAGATTGTCAGAGAGGAATTACAAAATCTCTTGAATAAGATCATTAATCGCCCATAACATCAGGCAAGCGATCGCGCCTTATCCCCTGATACAGTTTTGGTACGATGGGGAAAAGTGACTGCGAGAAAAGATGGCAACACCTAACTACGCTCTCCCTGAGATAGTGGTAGGGCAAAGAAACAAGGAAATAACCCATAACACAGCCATCCGATTGATTGAGGGCGTGTTAGGGGGGATTGTCGATAAGGATTTAACTACTCCCCCTACCCTAGTTGAAGGGAATGCCTACCTAATCCCTTCGGGGGCATCAGGGGCATGGTCAGGAAAGACCAATAATATTGCGATCGCGGTTAATGGAGCGTGGGAATTTATTGAGCCGTCTACTCGGCTCGGGGTAATTTTCGTCAAGGATGAGTCAAGATTTTATCGCTACAGCGGGACGGTATGGGAAGCCGTAGAGCTTGACTTTACGCTCCCATCGACAATTGATACCATACCAGGATTTATCGAGATTCCTAGTAATAAAACCTACATAATAGACAGAAAGGTTAAACGGGCTTTTACTATTAATTCCTTTTCGTTTGCTGCTTCCGCAGGAACAGGCACGATCAGCCTTGCTGTTAACGGCTCAACAATATCAACCGTCAATGCTCTTGCGATCGCTACATCAGAAACGGTGGTTTCTGCCATTAACGTATCTTGCCCCCTAAATGCCTCATTGACCATCGCGATCAACTCAGTTAGCAGCTTAGCCGATTTGTCTTTCTCTATGGAGGTTGAGTATGCCTAAATCTTGGTATTATATTGGAGCTACAGGGCTAGGCACTATTATCAATTACTGCTCATTGGATATTTCTGCTATGCAGTTTTCTGTCCCGTCAGTAGATGTTAATTACTGCTCATTGGATATTTCTGCTATGCAGTTTTCCGTTACTTCGACAGATATTAACTACTGCCCTTTAGACACTACATCTATGCAATATCAGGCTTAAATTATGCCATTTACTACCGATTCAACGGGAAACATTTTCATAGGGGCATCCTACGATATGTCTGTCGCAACCTTCGCTGCCGACTTAGATGCCGCGCTAACTCAGGCTTTTGGTGCGGGCAATTATGCGACGCAGAATTTATCTGCTACAAGATCAACGCTGGCAGGGTTTCGATTAGAATTTCGTCCGCAAGGCGTTGGGGAAACATTATCGGGGACAATTACCCCGAACACCAATCAGGCTCTATATCGAGAAGACCTTGCAGTTTTGCACGCCAATGCCCGCTTAGGCGTAATCCCCTTTAACTTAAATAGCTCTGGATGTAGTCAACTTGCTATCAGGGCGGGGGCGAACCCTCTATACGTCACCGCGTCAACAACAAGAACATTAGACAATAACTACACCAGATTTCTTGCCACGATTACGCCCAAAGAAATCATTTTTCTTGCTGCCCATACAGATTGGTCGAATAGCATGATTAGCTATATCGGAGTCTTGCAGAATTCATCCACTCCGTTTGGTTTTCCTGTTAATTGTGCAGGTTTCACCAAGCATTTTGTCAGTAATTCAAGCCACTTTGAGACGTATCTTGCCCCTTGGGTTGACCAGTCAGCAGGAAGTCTTTTAACACCTAATTACGCCCCCGCTTGCCAAGCAGGGACAGGGACGTTCGGAACTGACCTATGGATGAGCGACTTTGTATTCCGCCATAACAGGGTATTAAATAATTATCCGTTTATCGGGCATCCTAATAACCTACGAATTGCAGTCGGAGCATCCGTAACAGTTGGGAATCTTTACCGATACCCCGAGGGGTCAGCAAGTCCTTACTGGCTCTGTATTGGCACAGCTTCATCTGATAAAAAATTGATGATGAGGATTAAAACCTGATGAGACTAGAAATAAATGAAGAGGTAGGGCAGTCAATATCTCTGACCTTTAAAAACGATATTACAACCCGACCTAACGGAGGAGCATCTATTAATGTTCCTACCCGTAATTGTCGTATTGAAATCGACTTTTCTAAAGCTTTGTTCTATAGCTCGATCGCGGACTACCTTTTTACTTTTCAGCAACAGGTAGGGGGACAAGAGCAGGTATTCCGATTCAGAGATCCGAGTGATAACCGTGCTGAATCGGAGGAGTACGATACCGAACTAGGAATAATAACCCAAGGGGTACTTTTACCCGCGCCTGATGGCACTAGGACTGAGTTTCAACTGTTCAAGCTTTATCAATTAGGAGATAACAAATACTATCGCCCTATCACCCGCCCAACGGGGGAGGATTTAGAAATATTTAAAGACGCGATCGCTACTACTGGATTCACTCTAGAAGATGAGACGGGGGCAGTCACATTTACCGCCGCGCCGCTAGAGGATGAGGTTTTAACATGGTCAGGAAGTTTTGATATTCCCTGTAGGTTCGCTGACCCAGTGAATGTCGGAGTAGAAACCTTGGTTTACTACGATGAGGGCGATGATTCCGAGTACCTTTACCAGATGCCCAATCTAAAAGTTATCGAGGTTAAAGAAGCGATCGCGGTTGAATACGAGAACACGACTGAGAGCCGATACGAGCATGATTTTCAGTTGGATTGGTCGTATAATTCGGTAGTTTATCCTGTCCATTCAACCGCTATAGATGAGCTAGATAGTGGTTTTGAGAATAGGATAAATCAAGGTATTTCCTCGATGGCGAGGGTATCTACCACGTCTCAAGAGTTTTACTACCAAAATCAAATAGAGTACCTAATTGGGCTGTATCGGCTCTGCTACGGCACGGGGAGCAGCTTTACTTTTGCCGATACCACTGGCTACACAAGGAAGGTAATTAACACGGGATTATCCGATGTCTTTACTAACAAAATGCTCGTGAGATTTTCCCAGCCCCTGACCATATCGGTACTCAGAGAAGACGAGAGCGATCGCAGTGCTGCTTTATTCCGAGTTGGGTCAATGGAATTAAGACAAACTAACGTGCCAGAGGTGTACAGGGAGAGTTTTACGCCGATAGATGGCGAAGAATACGCCCTGATAGAGGTATATCATGTCTTTGGCAGGTATTTCACTAATTTTGGTCCCGCAGTACAACCCGATAACGTTGAACACGCCTACTGGAGAACCTTTTTACCTATTTTAAATTGGGATGGAGGGATTCAAATAACGGGGAGAGAGATTGCAGGAGAGCCCCGATTTCTGACTTCTTTTTATGAACAAAGCGTGCAATATATCTCAATATCAGAGGAAGAATTTAACGACAACTCTTTTTTTCGATATTCTGGTACTCCCTTCGGCGGGTCGTTTTATTGGACTCCTCCCCCTCATCCTCCCGCTAACAGCGCGGGTAATCTTCTTCGGGGCAACACCGAAACTATCCACAAAACTGCCAGCCTTACTGATGCCTGTCAAGCTGCTCTAGACGCGATCGCGCCCGAGAATTTTACTGTAACCAACATAAGTACAATTCTGACTAATCTCGGTTATTTTGATGCGATCGCGGGACTGGCTACTGAATATAATCATTTAACTCGATTAACACAGTGGTGTCATTGTTGGTTAATAACGAGAGAAGACGAGACAGAATTAGGCTTTACTGACCACGATATTACCCTGACAATTGACGGAGTGGAGTACGACTGCCAAGCAGGTTTTAATGGAGACGCGATCTCTCTTTCTACCAAGGTTGAGGATAAGAATACCGAGGTTAAATCCTTCTTTACTGCTACGGTTAATGAGGAGGATGTTCTCAAGGGGAAATATCGTTATGCAAGCATAAAAGTGTTTGCTTACGATTGGCAGAATGGAGAAACTATCAGAGTCTTATTTAATGGCTATATCTCAGATATAAATCTAGAACATGATGTGAATGGAGCGTTAAGATATACGTTTAGTGCCGTTTCTAATGAGAACCGATTAGAGCAAAAAGCGACTAGGGTAACTACTCGTACCTGCCCTTATAGATTCGGGGACGCTGACTGTCAAAAAGACTTGACCAATCTAACGGATACCCTAACGGTAACTAACACTTCTAATTTAGTTTCTAGCAGCAAAATTATTTATGCCCCATCTTTACGAGACGATGGATTTTATAACAACGGAGTTATGACTTTTGAGACAGGCAACCTAGCAGGAATATCTAGGGATATTGTCAGTTATGCCAATGGAGTATTCACCCTCTGGCAAGCACTCCCCCTCATACCTTCCGATGGTGATACCTTCACCGCGATCGCGGGTTGTGATAAAACTATTGACGATTGCAAGGGATATAATAACTTTGTTAACTTCGGCGGTCAGCCCTATATACCAGGCACAGATCGCCTTTACAACGGAGCGGATACTTAATGGAATTTGGCTTAGATTTACGGATTATCACTGCTAGTAATTCGTCTGTGATTAGTGTGGCATTTAATGACTTGATTAATTATCCGTGGTACGTCGAGAATCTTTTATTTGATAGCGTAAAACCTTTGGATGCGACCAGGCTACTCACATCAGAGTATATTGCTTCCGTGCCTAATACTGTATCCAAGGAAGATTTAATCGCCCTCCTGCCCAAAATTACAGCATTCACCTTTGATTCTGCCAACAATAAGGGAGTTGCCACCATCGTAGTAGCCGAAAGCGAACTCAACGGGTTGGTCAAGGTGCAAGAAACCGACACCGCGATCGCGTTAGCGATGCCCAAGGCAGAGGATGTGATAAATTACTTACTAGGAAAAAAATAACTAGACTCATCAGGTGTACCAAACCCAAGGATTAATCCCCTTGGGTTTTCTATGTATAATTAAAGTGTGCGTGATTTGTATAGCTGTTTTGTTTTTTATTTTGAACTACTAAAAAAGCGGGTTTTTGCCCGCCTTTTGCATTTAAGAGAGTAGTAGAAGGATTGGTTTAGTTCCCAGTGGTAGGGGGAGTAGTCTGCGCGGCTTTATTCGCAATTTGAGCGGCGGCAGGATCAACTTGACGCATGGCTAAGCCTTCAGTGTAAGAAAACTTTTGAATCCCTGCAATAGTCGCACCTAAAGCAGCTTCAGCGATCGCGTCTACACGGGATGTGGTTTTGTTGTATTGAATGGAAGCCGCATTATTTACCGCTTCAGAATGAGCCAAGGACTGGAGTAAAAGAGTTGCGGGAGCATCACCGAAAGCCTTGATATTAGCACCAGCTACGCTGGCTTCTAAATCTTCTAATTTAAAAGGCATAAACCCTCTAGAGTGTTAACAGAGAACATATTTATTATATGGGATTCCCGTGTTCTATCTCATAAACTAATGCGATCGCTTTTTTGTAGGTATCGAGAACTTGGCTGTAATCTTTTTCGGGATTACCTGCTATCTCAGAGAGGAGATAATCTAACCCATGAGAGCTTATGGATTCTTTGAGCAGATCGAGCCTTGCCTCTCGTTTGAGCTGTTGATAATCACGGGCTACCTGTACATTTTGTTTCCGTAGTTCCCTAGACATTTTTGCCGCTAGTCTTAGCTTTTGTTCGGCTAATGCCATTGATTCTTTCTCTATTGCCAAGACTTTTTCTTGCAGTTCTAACTCTTCCATTCTTGTCCTTACTCCCCCTTGCAATCAGGTGTTCTGAAAGGGCTGTCTAGCTCTGCGCTACTATAGTATTGAACAACCCACATTCCTTTAGTAGGGAATATAGAGGCAACTTCTCTCGTCACCCCTTTATCGTCTTTTAAAAATAGGCTAAACCCTGACTTCAGGGTTAAAACCATTGGTAGGGCTTGATCTTCCATGCTATTAATAACCAGAATGCTTTATGCCAATTTTATCATTTACCCTCTACGGCGATGTTGTTCCTAAAGCCCGTCCTCGGCTTGGGAGCGATCGCGCCTATCTTCCTCCTAAATATCGTCACTGGAAAAATAACGCGATCGCAGAACTCACAAAACAAAGGGAAGGAATGGAGGTTAATTTTCCCTTGCATGGAGTCGCGATCGCGATTGTTCTTAGAGGAAAGCACCATCGAGGTTCAGATATTGATAATATCGCAGGTTCTCTATTGGATGCTTTAGTTCAAGCTCATATCCTCAAAAACGATAATATGAGCGCGGTAACGGAGCTAAGTATTAGATTGCATCATGGAGAGGATGAGCCGAAGATATTTATTGAAATTCTCTCAGAGATGCCATCTCCTCATACTCAGAAATAGGCAGTAATTCCCCTTTGATTTGTATCTTTCCTTCGGGGGTAACGTTGCTGGGGTCAGGAGGTTTTAATATTTCTACTTCTGCCATAAGGGCATCTTCTTTAGTCGGATACCTGCCGATTATTCGCCCTGTTTCTCTGTTCCATAAGATAAAATCATCCTCATTTGGGTCATAATCAATCGCGTCTAATAGGCTATCAATTACAATGGAATAATCACTATTTTTAGGTTTTATCATGAGTGAATCCACTACGACTAAAAGAAGAACTACTCCTAGTATAGACTCTCCGCCTTCTACCTCAATCCCTGCCAATATTTCTCCCGCGATCGCTGAACCATCGGAATCGGAAGAAGAGCCTACCCAACTAACCCCGAGCGAAGACAAGACCGTCTGGGTAGTAAGTCAACGGTATGGCACGGCAGTAGCGATTAATGGAGTCTATGGCTCTGAGGAAAAACTTCTCGCAAAATATCCGCATCTTCGGGAAGAAGGCACTCTATATCGAGATTGCGATCTCTCGGGCAATGGGTTGACAGCGCGTAAGTTTATAATCAATTAAAGAGTTTTTCCATTCCCCTATCCCCTCTCGCAGGGGATTTTTTGTTATGCGATCGCGATCTGCACCTATCTATTCCCTAAGATGGAAAAACAAAAGAATTAAGTACAGACATAAGGTTGCGACAATCAGACTGCCCGTAACCTTGTGCTTGTACTATTGTAACGTGCTTTTTTTGCATTAAGATAGTAGCACAAGTTATTTCATGAATACATTAATCAAGTAATGGCATCTCCGAGCAATGAAGTCACCTCTCCCTGATAAGAATTTCTGTTGTCGTCATAAATCATTAGTGTGTTTAAGTCCTTATGACGGCTTAGGGATTGTACTTTTCTTACGTTTCCATTCGTCATGTCTAATGCGGCTGTAATTGCAGAATGCCTCAGTCTTGATGGAGAGACAGCTTTATTTATTCCTGCTTTTTGAGCATAGAAGTTAACGATTTTGTATACGCTAGTTCCACTTAGGCGATGCCCCATTGTAGCCCTATCGAGTGAACAAAACAATGGGCGATCGCTATATTGATGGACGGATTTCCACTGAAGAGACATTTTTGCTGTTAACCATAACTGAATTGAGTCAACGACATGGTTATTTAGCTGAACACGAGTAAGATCATTCCCATTGTTTTTCCCATTGACATACAAACTTTTTTGCTCTGCATTAAAGTGAGGATGAGATAGATTTCTTAGCTCTGCATTTCTTAGCGCATTGTCCCATAACAACCTTAAAATTGCATAATCTCTAATCCCCAAAATCTTGCTTGTGTCTACTTGGCTTATTAATTGGATAAATTCTTCTACCTTTAACCCTGATGTATCCTTATATCTCGGGACGGTTGATTCTTTGATGGAAGACAAGTCAATTGAGCATTTTCTCTTGTCAATAGCGTATTTAACTAGCTCTTTGATAGCAATCATTCTTACAGCTATCGTAGATGCTTTACGCCCATCTTGAATCATCTGCGCTCTATATTTATCAATGACGATTAATGCTTCTTCTTGCGCGAGAGACAGAAAAAGTTCTATGTTAGAGTCACAAGCATCATCTCCTGTGACAGTCCTGCAAAAATGATTTAGTGCTGATTGATAAGTGCGCTTTGTTGTAGGGGATTTTTTGCTCAGCAGAAATCCCGCTAGGATTGGTTCATGAGCGTAACTAGCAAATGCGTTCATATTCAAGAGTGCGTTTTTACAGAATTATCTTACTCTTAGTCTATCAATTCTCTGCTTGAGAACCTGGGGATTAATTGTAACGGTTCATCCCCATGCGATCGCGCTACCATTGATAAAGGTTCTCGCCCCTCATCGGCGCATTCTGGACAGATAAAAGCGAATCCGTATTTAATTTTCCCGCAGTCTTCTCCTCTGCAATACGACCAATAATAATCATCCATCCCATCAGGGAGCGGAACGTCTAGTTCTACCCTTAAATCAAGCGCGGGGAAAATATCTCCACAGCAACAACACGGGATAGGAGCACGGGGCGGGCTAGGGGAATCAACGTCAATAACAATTGCTGGGTATTTATTGCCACTGATGGTGCTGTATTCTACGTTATAGAACAGGAAGTGAAGGCTACCGTCTGGCTGTTCCCACGTTTTCTGCTCTCTCGTCTCGTCTCGGTATTTGTGTTTTCTGATCATGGGTATTTACAAAAAAATCCCCTTGGTAGAGGATAGAAACGGTAGCAGCTAACAACTGATTATTCAAGATAGAAACATCTTACCATTTACTCCGATTCTCCAATGTACATCTGACGGCTATCAATTAGCAGGGCATGGTCTAACAGGTGCAGGTATTCTCGTTTAAATTCTAGGTTTTCCCGCAAGGATGGAATCGTATCCCAATATTCAGGAGCAATTAATCTATGCTCCGTTAGCAACTGATTAAGCCGTCTGTAGTCAGGGCTTCCATTGCGGGTTAAAATCCCGTATCTCTGACAAAGTTGCGTCTTGTTAATCGTCTCTCCATTGCGGATTACCGTCTCGCTAGTGTCAAGAATGCGATCGCGGTATTCAATAGTCTTAACTTCCTTATACCCTAGGATTTTTTGCTGTAGGGGTTCAGGGAGCGCGGTAACGATGTACTGGCGTAATTCTATAGCTTTCTGGTCTGCTTGCGCTCTGATAGCCTCATTTTTGGATATTTCTACCTTCAGCTTAAGCACCTCGATTTCTTCCGCTACTTCGGGGCGATGAGACTGAACTAATTTCCAAGCTTTTTCCGCCTCGATAAAATACTGTCGGATTAATTCTCCCTGCTCGGTTTCTGCCATCAGGCAAAAATGCTTAAAAGCATCGGTTGTTAATAGTATCAAATCGCTAGAACGCCCACACAGTCCTGATTTATCCGATTGGATAAAAACTTCCCCTTTTTGAATCTGGTAATCACGGGACTCTTTTAAGAAAGAATTTCTCATTGTCAACTTTCTTTTGGCATTCCCTTTGTTGCTATATCCTGCGATTTTCCAAGCATCATCGAAGTTAACAGGGAACTGCTCTCCCTCCTCTTCTGCCTTGAGCCAAGAGTTAACTAGGCTTTCGTAACGGTTAGGATCAAAATCTGCTAAATTAGACATGGTGCTTTACGCTCCAATAAAGTACAGCCGATAGGTTTCGAGTGCTTCCACACTCAACCGTGATCGGTTTTTCTATACTACCATAAATAATTTATGCCCTAGCCTAAATCGCTTAAGCTAGGGCATAACCGCGCCCTAGCCCGCGATCGCTCTCATCGTCTACCATGCGATCGCATTTCCTTAACTCTGAGCATTGCCAATAACCCTAAAAGTTCCGTATATTTACTGATGTACAATATTGATAGGAAGATTATTATAGAAGAGTAAACAAAAACAACCGAGGACAAAAAAGATGCCTGCGACAACCGAGCAATACACAAAAGCAGAAAGATACTTAAAAGAGTCCACTGTGATCGAACTGATTGCGATCGCGGAATCATGGAATATCGACACAAAGCCTCGTCAAACAAGAAAAGTAACAAGACAATGTGGCAAGGCTAGATTGATAGCCCGTCTTGTAGAGCATGAAGTAGCTCAAAGACAAGGCGATTTAGACGTTACATATTACAGACAATTCCTTGAGCAAAAAACATTGCGTGAACTTCAGCTAATCTGCAAATACGAAGTAAAAATCTCTACAACCTATGAAGATTACGCGCTAGTTAAAAAGCTGGCACAAAAATCTTACCTAGTAGAGCAGATTCTTTGGTACACCGAATTTGCTACTAACTTCTAAAAACATCCCCCGTCCCCGCAAGGGGGCATCTACCCCATCCCATGTAAACAATAAGAGGTAATTATGCAATTAGTAGAAGTTACGCGGTACGAGATTCTAGACGATAACGGGAAAGCGATCGCATCCTTTAGCTCCAAGCATGATGCCGTGCAGTTCCTGTCATGGCAGATGCCTAAGAATGAAAATCAGGAGTTTGTTGATTGGCTGCTAGATGCAGAAGCAACCTCTACCGAGCCTAGCAAGCCCGTTAAACAGTCTCCAGAAGAGGAATTAATAGAAAGCCTCAAAGACATAGGGATGAAAGTATCAGCCCCAAAAACAGTTGAAGGGGTGGGAAGATACTGGGTACTTACTCAGCACGGATTAAAAGCTCATCTCTGGCACTGCGGAGCGAGAGGATGGAGTATCTGTCATCCAACCCAACACGAGGAGAGTAAGCGATCGCAAGCATGGCTAGACATCTTTGCCTTTGATGTTGTCGAGTTTGCTGATTGCAACGGGATTGAATTGGAGGCTTGATAAAATAAAGAAAGCAGAAAAATAGTAATCAAATCTCCCTTAAACCCTAGCCCTTGCTAGGGTTTTTCAGTATGAACCAATTAGAAATACTAGAAGAAATTAAACGCCTAACCTTAGAAGTTGACCGCCTCGCTCTGACAGGCCACGAGAACGAAGCGATCGCGGTTCAAGCCAAACTAGACAACCTACTGGAGCAGTTGCCTAGATTCAAGCGGAAGCGATAGTTAGGATAGGAAGCCCGCGATCGCTAGATACACTAAAAAGCCCCCTGTCTGTAGATTTAGGGGGCTATTTGTAATACAAAATTTAAAAACTAAAATCTCCTATATAGTAACACAGATGGCGTTAGGAGTTATGCGATCGCGTGTATGGTAGACACAAAAAAACTCCCCCGAAGGGGAGCGATCGCGGATTAATGTTTATCAATTAAATCCCAGGCAAACTGGGGAACTTCCCATCCGTCTTTAACGTGCTGTCCAATGATTTTCTTAATCTGACTACGGGTAAACTCTTCATTCCCAGTGACATTTACCTCTAAAATGTTATCGGAGGTAGCACTCTCAAGATCCTCATAAAGCGCGTCTGGAGTAGTAGAGTAAGGGACTAAAAACCCTACTATTTCTCCATCCTGTCCGATGAACTGCCAAGCTTGGCAGGTGTAGGGCTTGAACTCCTCATCCGGGAAAGTAGGATTAGACTGAAGAGTTACGGATATGATTTGAGCGTTGATAGTTTTCATTGCTTTTGCCTCGTTTGTTGTTTACTCTTTTATAATAGCGGTGTCTCTCTAGTCGTACATCCGTAAATATACTGAATCTAGATAAACTCTTGGGAATCTTGAACCTGTTTAAAAACAGCAATCCAGTCAACTTGAATTAGTATCCACGCGATCGCCTCGATACTTTGCTGAGGGGTGAAACTGCGCTTTACAGCGTCAGATACTGCGGCGTGTAGGGCTTTATTGCTGGCACTGCCATAGTGGGAATTGCGGCGGAGGCTGACGTTGTGGCAGTACCCTAGGCAGTAGGTAAATAGCCTCTCAAAAGCGTATCCCCCTGTACGAGTAGCTAGGAACTCGGTTACTTCCCTGATAATCAGCCCGATGAGCCTTTGATAGTGGGATAGCTCAATACGCTTTTTGACCACCGAAGCGATCGCTCTTTTGGCATCTTCTGGCGATCGCCCAAGCACTCCCGATACATAATCCTGCACTCCTTCACAGAAAACGCCTTCAGGGTTTCTGCATACTTCCTCCCACCGATTGCTAACCTCCTCCAGATAAAACTCTAGATTCCGCTCTAGCTCTCTTCTAGCGGCGATCGCGCTTGCCTCTACCCATTTCTGCCCATAGAGCTTACGGATTGCCCCTAGGCTGGTCTTATCGGGCTTAAAAAAGCTGGCTGTAGCGACCAGATCGCCCTTGATTAGCTCCCAGAGACGGGCATTGTAGAGTTTTAGCCGTTGCTCTCGCGATTCTCCCCTAAGATTGGCTAGATACTGCTTCCCCTCGGGGCGGCGGCTTCTAAGCTCACAGTCTAAAGCCAAAGGATCATCGCTGTGATAGTGAGCAAAAGAGTCAGAAACTATCACGGGCTTGCCTTTCCGTTCATGGTAGTTCCCTACTCTCAAAAATACCGCCTGACTACAAAAAGGACATACTAGCCCTAGTTTTCTCGCAGATTCGTAGTCACACGCGATCGCGTCTACTATATCTCCTGCGAGATACATCGATTTAGCATACCGCACAAATTACCTCCTGTGCGATCGCGCTAGATACCGCTTGAGAAGGCTGGCAGCGAGGTCTGCCCCCGAATTGCCAGAGGTTGCCTCAATCTCGTCTATGACGATAGCATCCTCTCGATTGGCTAGGGATTGCCGCCGCCTGTCCTGAATGGGAGCCCATTTTTTTAGATTACAGACTCTTTGGCGGCTTATCCCGAGTACAGGCGCGATCACTCTTGGAGGATGACCTAACGCCGATAGATATACCACCGCCTCGGCTTGAGTAGGGTCAGGGTATAGGCTCAGGAGGTGCTGGTAATCGCGATCGCATTCATCGTTGACCACGCTCCGCCTCCTTTTTAATCTGCTCTATTCTCTTTTTCAGCATAGCGGCGATGTACTGATTCCCGCGATCGCTGAAGTATTTTAAATCTTTTTCTAGCTGCTCCAACATAAGCACCTCGATTAGTTTACTTCTTAATCCTAGCACTTCCTATCTGGAATGTAAATCAGTATCTGAAACGAAAATAGCGCGATGCTTAGGAGCGATCGCGTTCCACAGGAAAACCATCCCTCTTATCCTCTAAACTTCAGTATATTTACGGATGTACACTCCTGACAAGGGGAGTTATTATAAAAGAGTAAACAGAAAACACTCCGAGGCAAAAAACATGATGCGCACTAACGACCTAACCTACACTGAAGCCAACGCAATCTTCAAATCTATTGAAGAAACTCGATTCATCCCAGCCAATAAAGAGTTATATGTATCCCTTTGCTCAATTCGCGGACGCTTAAAACGAAAAGAAATGACACGCAAAGAATTTGCGATCGCAGTTAAGGATCTTTGTTCGCTTTACGAATGGGGCTACAGAGAATAGAAATCGCACTCCCTCTATCTTTAAAAGTTCCGTATATTCACGGATGTACAATCCTGATAGGGAGAGTTATTATAAAAGAGTAAACAACAACCGAGGACACGACAATGAAAAGCTTACAAGTAACCTTAACCGCAACCAATCCCAAAAACCTAGAAATGGCTCTCTGCACTGGCATCCGTTACGCATCTAGCGTGAAGGTAAGAGGGTGTCAGGCGATCGCTACTTTCATTTTCGAGGGTGACGCGCAAGAAACCCTGACCGATTGTGTCAACCCCTCTGCTCTAGAAGAGTGGAGAACCGAATTTAGCTGGACACTAGCCTAAAAACCTTTGAGCCAATGCCGATCATGCCTCCATCAGGAGGCTTTTTTATTAGAAGACGCGGGATGATGCCGCCAAGGCGCGGATCAATGCCATCCTCTCTCTACCGTCTAGGGTTAGATAACCCGTAGCATGATGCACCTTGGCGATCGCGCCGTCATCCTCCACATAAAGCACGGCTTGAGGGTTTAGCCAAGTAATAGCGCGATCGCCCTGTAGCTTCCAGAAGTCCATTAGTATCTATCCTTAAGCTTGGTTATTTTTTCCATAGCGACTAGGTAACGCTTGCGGTAGTTAAAGGCCCGCTGGCGGCTTATGCCCATCGCCCTGCCTATCGCCGTGTAGTTGTAGCCGCGATCGCAGAGGTAGTTAATCGCGTCTATGATGCGCCATCGAGGATGCCGTTTAAGCCATTTAAGGAAGGATTGGCGGCATTCCTTTTCGTTTTTGGCGGGAACATAACGGGGTTCTTGACAACTTTCTCCCATAACATCTAGCGATCGCGTGTTATTGTTGGTAATATAAACGTATCCTAATTATTATATAAAATGACTTAACAATGTACGGACAAACGGGGTTAAACAGAGTAGAGAAAATATTTATACAGGAGTACATCATTGATCAGCACCCTGCTAGGGCTTATCAAAGGGTGAACCCTGGTACTACCCTAACCAGTGCGAATACGGCTGCCAAGAAACTTCTAGCCAAGCCAGAGGTTAAAGCGAGAATAGAATTACTTCTCTATGAGCGACAAAGAAAGCATCAAAGGGTAATGGAAACAACCATAGAACGGTTAAACCTTTTAGCGGGGGCTAACGTCAGAAGTGTTATCTCTGACATTGAAAACGGAGTAGTTAAGCTCAAGAATTATGAGGACTTAACCGAGGACGATTTATACACCATTAAAAAAATCTATCAGAAAACAACCGCTAAGGAGACTACGACTCATATTGAGATGAAAGATACCATCCCCGCGTTGAAGGAAATAACGGAAATACTCGGGCTAAAAATGGATCTCAATCAGGTTATGAATGTTCTAAGACGACATGGCTATAATTTAAAAATTGACCCAACTGGCAACGAGAAATGGGCTTTAGAGGAGATAGACCCTAATGCGATCGCTGAACCCGATACCACGACCTTTGACGCTGAAGAATAGGATTAGCTCTACCCCGAAAAAAGAGGTTAAAAAAAGCATATCCCTGAGCTTACAAGAACTGCCATTAGAGTTTTGGCAAGCAATGCGATCGCGTGGCATCAACTACAGGGGAGAAAAGTTGGTGCTATACCCGTGGCATGAGGAATACTTTAAGTTATTAGCAGAGTTTAGGGTAGCGATCGCCCTCGTGACGGGAGCAGCACAGACAGGAAAAACGGTAGGATGCACCCTATTGATGGTCTGGCTGTTGACTGAGAAAGGATTAAATACTATCTGGAGTTACGCGGGGGAACGGGCATTAAACAACTTAGTTCCTAGACAATTTAGACCGATGATTAAGCATTATCTCAAGAGGCTAGGAGAAAAAGAATCGGGGGGAACTCAGAATAATACCCTCTACCAGTACAAGCAATCTAACGCTTCCTTCGTCTATACCTCGACTGGAAGAAGTACCGAGTCGGGATTGGCTCAAGCAGGTAGTACCGTAGTCGGGATGGATGCTGACATCGCTTTCCTTGAGGAGCGATCGCAGTATCCCCCTGGAGCAGATGCCCCCATCGAGCGGCGGCTAGATGCCTCTAGGATTCCTACCCATCCGATTAGGGCGTTAGGGACACCTGGGAGCGGTTTAGGGATTGAGGCAGAAATAGAAGATGCTGACCATTATTTCTATCCCGCGATCGCTTGTCCCCATTGCCAAGAGGAGATTTTTCTAGATCCCAAGGGCTGCATTCTCAAGCCGAAAATCAAAACCCTACCCAGTGGGGAGATTAAGACGGTCTACCTGAGCGACACGGGAAAACCTGACTCGTGGCACTGTAGGGATGAGAGCAACGCGATCGCTACTGCCTACATTGCTTGTCCTGAGTGCGGGGGTGAACTGACAACGGAACACCGAAAAACCGCGCTATTTAAGGATCGGTATACGGGGGTATGGCTCAAGGACTTTTTGGCTTCCCTCGATGGCATTCCTACTAAACGGCTTAAGGCAGGGATTAATCTTAGCCCTCTGCTACGGGTAACGGAGTACAATCTAGCCTCTGAGATTATCCAGTCAGGACTAGGCACGTCTAACCCGTTCGATTGGTGTCAGCAGATGCTAGGACACCCCTCCGAGACAGCCTCAACCAATATCACCCTAGAGATGATTAAGAACGCGATCGCCGCCCCCATTCCGAGCGGTGAACCGAGCTTTACTCTCTGCGGGATTGACCAGGGACGGGCTGAACACTGGATGTGGATATGCTCGTACTATCTACCTCAAGACTGGCTAGAGTTGAGCTTTAGCGAAGTCTGCGATCGCACTATCAGGGTAGTGGAATGGGCGGGGGATATTGCCAAAGGGGAGATAAGCACTCGATTAGAGGAGTACCGAGTAGATTTTGGGATTATCGATAATGAGCCCGATATTGATGGGGCATCCCGCTTGTGTGAAGAGTGCAAGGGGATTTTAGAGATGGCAGATCAGAAGGTCGGGCAGCTAGAGGAATTTAAGGAAGGCTTGGCTCGGGACGGGGGCGATGAGTATCCTTGTTGGAAAATCAGAAGTGAGAAGTACCAAAGGGCTGTACTGAACGGTTTTGTACTCTCGGTTGACGATTATCCCCTGTATCGGCTTCCTTCCGAATGGACTCGCTATTACAGCCAGAAGACTGAGCGATCGCCCATTAGACACCTAACAGGGGTATCCTATGACCCCGCTAACGGTAAATGGCTACGGGACAAAAACCACATTGACGATCTGTTTTTTGCTGCTCACTTCTGTGAGTTCGCTTTTGCCCTCCAACTAGAAGGACACAACACCCGAGCTAAAATTAATAGAGCCTACGGGTATTAGTGCCGCGCGATCGCCAGAGGAATCATTCACCAACCCCGCCCTGAAAGAGACGGGGATTGACCAAACCAATTTGGTTGACGCAAGAGGTGAATAGCCCATTGAGACACAATTTGGCACAAACTTCCGAATGCTTCCCTAGTTCGGATTCCCTTTAAACCTAATTGGTTAGGTGCTGTCAGACAGGACATCTTAGTTGTGTTGGGCGAAGGGACTTAAACGAGTTTGCTGGTTCTCGCCTTATCGGGAATAAAAACCAGTTTCCCTTCGGGGAATGTCAAGCCGTCCTTGTAGGACGGGGTTTCAAACCCAAATTTTCAATGATTTACCTAAATGAAGATGCCGTTACCGCGCAGATTAAATCTTGCCAGAGACGACCAGAGGGGGATGTCTACTGCCAATGGTGCAAAAAAAAGCAAGCTCACTTGTGTGAGCTTGCTAAATCTAGAAATCAGGTATTAAGCTAGTTTTTTCCGTGGCTTGACTTTTTTCTCTTCTTTCTTCTCGAAATTCTTGCAATCTACTACTCCGTACTTAGCTGCGATCGCGCTTAAGTCTTTGTTAGAGCTAGACCACCGCGCATGGGCTTCACTCCGATAGTACCAGCATCCTCTTTTAGCGTGCCAACGGCATTTTAATTCTTTGAGGTTTTCTTTGTAGGGCTTGGTATCACCGATGACCCATACCCATACACCTATTAAGTAAATGTCAATGTTAGGCATTTGTAGGGAAAGAAGTTTAAGGATAACTTCCATTAACTCAGTTTCTACAGATTCATCATATTTATAGGTATGAGAAACCCCCTCATCATCTACTGACACTTGACCTTGACATTTTTTTAGTGCGGCTTGATATTGGTTGTTTATCTCCTGCATGGTGGCAGTATCGCCGCCTAAGTCGGGATGGTTTTCCACCGCTAGTTTTTTGTAGTGAGCTTTGATTTCTTCTACTGTGTTTAAGCCTTGAAAAAAGTTAGCAGTCATTTGATTTACCTCGTTTGTTGTTTACTCTTTTATAATAACTTTCTCTATTAAGATTGTACCTCCGTAAATATACTGAACTTTTATGGGTAAGGGAGAATGCGATCGCACAGGCATTAAAAAACCCCCTTGCGGGGGTAGATGATGGTTGAGGTAGAGCATTAAAGCTCCCCTAGCCCCTCCCATATATCGGAGATTATTTCGTTATTGACTTCTAGTTCATTTCCGTCTAAATCGGTGACTATTATCCCATCCGATCTGCGATGATGCCATTTAATGGCATCGGTATTAGCATAAATAGCATGAGCGCAGTCTGTCTGATGATTAACGTTGGCTATCCATTGCAGCCCTGCCTCTTCGCATTTTTTCGCGTTGTACGCAAGGCATGATTCATAGTCGTCTCCTGTTATATCCCCAAAATATTCAATAGCAGTAGGTAGTATAACGATAATGGGCTGATTAGTAGCAGTCATTTGATTTGCCTCGGTTGTTTTTGTTTACTCTTTTATAATATCCTCGCCTATCCACACTGTACATCCGTAAATATACTGAACTTTTATTTTTGCCAGAGTGCTTTGGAGCAAAATAGACTACGGGTTATGCGATCACACAAGCAGTGAGCGGGGTCATGGGTGATGCAACACACTGAAGCGGTGTGATAGCGATCACATTTTTGTAGGCAAAAATACCTCAAAATAGCGTAAAATATAGGTAATGTACTTTATTTACTCTCCATGATCACCTCTACAGAAACGCATCAGATATGGAATAAGTGCGCGATAGGAAAACATAACCCTAAAGCCGTATTATTGGGCAGTGCAGTGATTTGCGACTTCGATTCAGAAGAAAAAGCCGCAAAATTTACTAAGCTACTAAACAGTTTCCTGACTGCCACCTACACGGCTATAGACAATAGTTAATCATCATTATTATTCACGTGTTGGTTGTGTTCTACTGACCAAACTAAAATTGCGGTCAGGTACTCAACCATCATCAAGACAGGCATTTTAGTTAAATACTGCATCAAGGTGTCAGTATTTAACTCTTTTTTGCCGTTTATGAAGGTTGACAACTCCTGCGGCGATTTGTCAACCATCTCCGCAAATTTGGTTTTGGGTATGCCGTATTTAGTCAGCATACTACCCATTAGAATCCCCAAATGGAGCTTTTCGGCGGTTTTCATCGTGTTTAGTTCCTTGCGTGACAGCTGATAAATCTATTATGCAAGGAGTTAAATCAGTCGTCAATGCGATAAGGGTAAAAATTGCATTTAAAGCATATTTCTTTAGGACTAAACGGTTTGTGTGCAATTTTCCTAAGACCTCTTGGCGATCGCGTATGATGCAGGGATCGCGATTATGTGCTTTTAATGCAATTTAAGCCTCAAAAAAAATCGCTTTGGCAAAGCGACAATTCTTTTCTAAGTGAGATTATTTTTCTACGATAAGCCAAATTATTCGTGCTGTCAATTAATACACTTGTCTAATAGTTGCTTAATTTAACCTTCTCCCAAGAAAGAGCGTCTCCCCTGACTGATAACCGAGAACGTGCCCTTAAGGGTTTTGGTTTTGACCTCATCGGCTCTCGTTAGGGCAGGGGTAAGCGCGATCGCTTTCTGACGAATATAGGGAGGAAATTTCTTGATGCAATCTAAAAGGTCATTTTCGTAATTTCTACCTATTAATAATAATTCTTCCATGTCCATAGCTAAAATTAACATTGTCTCTAATTTTAGGGACAAATACGGATTAGTTGACATTCCCCGTCTCCTCAACAGTTCAACTCCGTTAACCGCGATCGCGGTTAACCAGATCAATTCACATTCTTCTTGGGAATACATTGTATATCCTCCGATACCATAAAAGTCACGTAGATTAACAACAAAGACTTGATTTTAATCATTATTTTTTACTACCCTAGCCATTTTCTCTTGCAGCGAAGGGGTTGTTTAACGATGACTTCCTGTTCCACAGGGCGTAAACTCTTTCGATACTCTTCCAACCATCGGCGATCGCTTCCCTTCGGCTGACTGTCCCTCAACCGATTAGCCGCCGCCTCTGCGATCGCTAACGGGGAAACCTGCCGCCCAGTGCGTCTGTTCTCGTCAACTACCTGCCGCTCCATCCAAGCCACGAATGACTCCTCTTCCTCAATCCCCTCAAATAAACTGTCAGGGCGATTCGCGGCGTATTTCTCAGCGATTCTTTTTTGGCGGGCTAGGGTAGTCTCCCGATCAGGGGAGAAGAACGGATCTTTTTTTGTATCGTTAGCAGCCTCTAACAGGTCATTTTCGGCGGGTTGATTCTCCCCTAGGTGGTTTGTATCCTGCGACGGCTCAGGCGCGTTTTGAGCAGCGCGGAGTCTCTCCAATTCTAATTGAGTTCTTTTCTCAACAGCCGCCCGAAGACTTAAACCACAATCCAGCTTGGCTAATGGTTGACCCCGTAACTCCGCTTCAATCTCTAGCTTGGCTATTTGCCTCCGAGCGATCGCTTTGGGGCTGTCAGGGTCTAAGACTTCGTTGCTTTGATCATCTTCCGTAATTGAGCAATAATCCGCCTCGCGCGCGCACGTGTTCTGTGCCTCTTCTTTTAATTCTTCTTCTTTATATATAGATGTCGAATCCTCTTTAGTCGATTTTCCGACTATAAACCCATCCTCTTTAGTCGATTTTCCGACTGAACTACAGTCGATTTTTCGACTAAAGCCATTTTGCTCCTCATCCTCTTTAGTCGATTTTCCGACTATAACGCTCTCATTTATAGTCGATTTTCCGACTAAACCAGTATCTAGGGGAGTTGCTTTAGTCGATTTTCCGACTATAACGCTCTCATTTATAGTCGATTTTCCGACTAAACCAGTATCTAGGGGAGTTGCTTTAGTCGATTTTCCGACTATAACGCTCTCATTTATAGTCGATTTTCCGAC